CCTTAAAAATTCTCCGGGGGTTATATTTTAAGGGTACTTTTGAGGGCTTAGGTTTATATTTTTCGGCAATCCACCAATTAACCTCCTTTTCGTTGTTGATCTGCACCTACCCGCTGCTAGAAGTAACCAGAAACTATAGCCTAAGCCTTCACAAGTGCCCTTAATCTCCCCCTAACCCATTCAGATCCAACCATAACCCTAGAAGATATTCGCAGAAGTGCAACCAATCTGGGACTCCTTTCTCGCCTTCCGCGCTTTTTTCGCCCCAAATCGGTCACTTCCGTTCAAACCGAGTGGTTGGCTGCACTTCTACGAATGTCTTTTAGGCAGATATTTGGAAAGGAGAGCATATGAAGAAGTCTAAACAGCCAGTCCTTCCCAATACCGAGTCGTATCCAAAGGCGCGCACACCTGAGGCAAGAGATAATCAGCTAATTGCCTTGTCATACGATCTTGTGGAGGCAAGGCTACGAGAAGGAACTGCAACTTCTCAGGAAACTACATTCTTTCTTAAGCTTGCTGCAGAACGGGAAGAGGCAAAACTTAAGAGAGAGATTATGGAGGAGCAGAGAAAGCTTTACCAAGCTAAGACCGAATCGCTGCAGTCTGCTAAACGCATCGAAGAGCTATATTCTAATGCAATGAAAGTATTCCAGTCTTACAAGAGCTCTGCCAACGATCATGTCTAAGTCCTATAGCGAATGCATCAAGTTCCACACCATCGAAGAGCGTTACCGATATTTGCAGTTAGGCGGCGGCGTAGCTGTAGCTACATTCGGTGGGCATCGAGAACTAAATCAGGCACTCTACAAGGATCCTACCTGGCGAAAGATTCGTAGAGCAGTTATCCTTCGCGATGATGGCTGCGATTTGGCAGTACCAGGGTATGAGATCCCATCAGGTTCATCTGGATTCATTCATCACATCAACCCCATAACAATAGATGACATTCGAAACCGGGATCCAAAGGTCTTTGATATGGAAAACTTAATACTATGCTCATTTAACACGCACCAGGCTATCCACTATGGATCTGAAGCTCTTTTGCCAAAGAATCCAACAGAGAGGCGGCCTGGCGACACTTGTCCATGGAGGTGAGGGATGCATTATTACGGAACTATTATTGGCGGCGAGTCCCTTGCTCATCATGGGGTCATTGGTATGCGATGGGGGATTCGCCATGATCGAAGGGTAAAATCATCAAAGCGGGGGTATAAAGCTAAACGCAAGGCTTTGAAACGCAATAAATCAATTAGTAAGAAACAGCGCCGGTATCGAGTCAAACAGGCTAAGGGGAAATGGATGAATGAGAGGGAGAAAGCAGCTAATCGCCTGTATCCTTTGAATTCAAAAGGGCTGAACCGAAAGCTGGCTAGAGATACCTCAGCAAATACGTTGGCTAAGGCTGCAATATTTGGGGATCAAGGCACTGTTGCTTATGATTCTCAGCGTGGTCGGGGCAGGCCTAGAATTGTAGCTGCTACAGCCGGCGCAGCAACTAGAGCCGCTGTACATGTACCAGTCGTCGGCAAGGGAGTAACTGGTGCGTCATATGCTTACTACTTTGCTAATAGGCGTGCGCGGAAGAAAGGTTAGGAGGTGATTTCCAATGGACGATAGTATTCTTGACACAATAAAGAAACTTCTTGGACTCGATCCGAGCTATACGGCATTCGACCAGGATATCATCATCCACATTAATTCTTACTTGCGAGTCCTGAACCAGATCGGCGTGGGTAAACGCGGATTTACGATCAGGGATCGGTATCCGGTATGGGGACAGTTCCTCGACGGCAATACTGTGCCCCTCGACGAAGTAATTACGTGGGTCTACTTGAGAGTAAAAATGGTCTTCGACCCGCCGTCAAGTTCTCTTGTGTCCGAGGCAATTAAGACCAACATTGACGAACTGACTTGGCGATTAAATGTAGAGGTGGATCCGGAGTGTACGTTTACCTAAATCTCAATCCTGGTAATCGAATTGTCGGCGATTGTACTATCCGAGCTATAGCCCTTGCGATGGGTGAAGACTGGGAAAGCATACATGCCGACCTGTCTATGGTATCGCACTATTTGTACGATATGCCTTCCTCCAACGCTGTTTGGAATGAGTATCTACTGTTGAACGGATTCACGAGGCACGTTATTCCAAACACATGCCCCGCTTGCTACACAGTGCGGCAGTTTACCAGAGACTATCCCGTTGGGACCTACATTCTGGCTACTGGATCGCACGTTGTGACGGTGATTGATGGGAACTATTACGACACTTGGGATTCAGGTAGCGAGGTTCCTATCTATTACTGGAGAAAGGAGATCTAAGCAATGCCATATAGCACAAGTCCTTATTACCCGTCTGCGACTGGCGGAATAAACTTTGCGCCAAGCAATTATCAAGCGGTGGTTCCGGTAATGCAGCAACCCCAACAACCTCAACAACAGCCACAGCAGCAGAGCGGTTTGCTGACTATTATGGTTTCGTCTGAGGAAGAAATGCTGAACTATCCAGTAGCAGCAGGAGTCACCGTTCTCCTGATTAGCTTTAATCTTGGAAAGTTCTGGCTCAAATCCACAAACACCAATGGAGTTCCGCAGGTTCCTCGTGCATTCGACTTCACAGAGAAAGTTGCGGCGCAGGTTGCTCCACAAACGCAGACAACTGGGGTCTCGCGAGAGGAGTTTAACCAGCTATCAGAGCAGGTAAAGAAGCTCATTGAAGAACTCGGAGGTACGAAATGATCAACGGAAATTTCATTGAATTTATGCGGACGATCGGAGTAATGCGACAGAACCCGCAGCAGGCGGTCATGGGTTTGATGCAGCAGGGATTGAACTCTGGGAGAATCAATCAGCAGCAGTATAACGTAATTGCCACTTCGCTTCAAAATGGAGCAAATCCTAACCAATTGATCCAGCAGCTGCTTAACACTGGTACTGTTACGCAGCAGGATTACGAGGTGGCTAGGCAGGACGCATCAATGTTTAACAGGTAATACGAGTTTCACTCGACATACACGTAACTTGTCAGCATCTGGGAAACATCTAATGGAGGGTAGCATTATGTCTTTGGTAGACGGAAATGGTCTGTCAGCAGCTGATGTCGCAGCAGTAACCGGGAATAACGGTAATGGCTTTGGATTCGGAGGTGATGGAGCTTGGCTGATCCTGATTCTTCTTCTCTTTGCGGCGTTTAATGGAAACAACGGATGGGGCGGAAATAATGGCGGTCCTGGCGTATTCTATCCGGGAGTGCAGCAGGGATTCGATCAGCAGGCTGTTATGGGTGGTATCGGTGCGATCCAGAACACTCTGGCAACCGCAGCAGTTGGCCAGTGTAATCAGACAACCACGCTTCTGAATACACTTTCCGGTATGGCGAATCAGAACTGCTCAGACAAGTTTGATACGATTAGTACGCTTAACAATGGGCACAACGCTATCCTTCAGCAGATGGGTGCTTATGAGATGGCTCGCCAGCAGTGTTGCTGCGAAAACAAACAGTTGATCGCTGATCTCAAATACACGATGGCACAGGAAGGCGCAAATACCAGATCCGCTGTCCAGCAGACAGGCCAGATGGTAATGGACAAGCTTTGCCAGCAGGAGATCGATGCCCTGAAGACCCAGGTAAGCAACCTGCAGACGCAGCTCAACATGGCGAATCTTGCCGCGTCTCAGACGGGGCAGACTGCGCAGCTGATGGCTGACAATACAGCGCAGACCATGTATCTGCGTCAGGTGCTTAACCCGACGCCGATTCCGGCTTACATCGTCCAGGCGCCGAACACCCCGGTTGCTCCTACATCTGGAACCTGAGGAGGTGATCTGAATGGAGAGAGACATCATGAACGTTCTTGAGAACCTCGAAGAGAGCGTTACTCGAGAGCTTCGTACACTTAACCAGAAGCCCACACTTTCTCCCACTGAGATCAAGGCGGCAACTGATGCGATGTGCCTGCTTCTGAAGATTAAGATGTATCGAGAGGGCGGCAGCGAACTTGATATGGATGGAAACTCCTTCCGAACTTGGGGAGGATCCAATGGATGGAATTCCATGAATAGGTCGCCTGTAACAGGCCGGTATGTATCGCGCGACATGGGCTACAGCTCACATAGCATCAATGACAAGATGATCGCTAAGCTTGAGACGGCCTATGACGATGCGCAGTCACAGTATGAGCGTGAAGAGATCCGCAAGGAAATCGATCGGCTCAGAAATAGAAGCAACTAATAGGACTCGGAGAGGGGTAGCAGCGATGCTGCCTCTCTCTTTTTATGGAGGTACATATGAATCCTGAGACGCAGATGTTAATTACAGCAATTGTATCTGCGGTAACCTCTTCTGGGGTCATGTCACTGATTATCTACCTTCTTCAGAGGCACGATAAGAAGAAAGAGCTAGAAGCCGCAAACACATCTGCGCAGAGCAGGATGCTGATCGGCTTAGGCCATGACCGCTTAATCTATCTGACAGATAGATTTGTTCGAAGAGGATCTATCACGCTTAAAGAGAAGCGCAATCTCGAATTCCTCTATAGCCCATATAGAGACATGGGCGGAAATGGAGATTGCAAGATCGGCTATGAAGCATGTCAGCAGCTGCCAGTGGTATCCGAAGAAACTGCTGAGGCTGCAGATATAGAAATTAAAAGAAAGGAGTTCCTGTATGAAGCTGAGTAACAAGACTTATGACATTCTTAAATGGATTGCTCAGATTCTTCTGCCGGCAGTAGGCACTCTCTACTTCGCTCTGTCGAAGATCTGGGGTTTGCCCTTTGCTACGGAAGTGGTGGGCACGATCGCTGCAGTCGATACGTTCCTTGGTGCATTGCTGGGAATTAGTTCGGCAAACTACAAGAAGCTTGAAGACGCAGAGGTGAATTGAGCCTCTTAGTTCTTAGGAGGTGAGATTCAAATGGATGAACTGTGGGGCACCTATGCTGATATGGAATATCTAGAGCATCATGGTGTCATAGGAATGAAATGGGGAGTTCGTCGGTACCAGAACAAAGACGGGTCCCTGACCGCCAAAGGGCGGAAACATAGGAAGGCTGGCAGTGGAAGCGGCACGGCAGATTCAATTCGTGCTGTCGGAAAGAAAGCGAAAGCCAGTATTGTCAAAGCTAAGAAGAACCTTAGCAAGACAGCAGCAAAACTTAAGAAGAAGCACGAAAAGAAAGTTGAAGTCCGTTCCGAAGAAGAGAAGAATCGCGCTATTAAGACCGGCGACTTTAAGACTCTTAGTAAGTACATGGACGAGCTTACTATCGACCAGCTGAGAGAGGCCGATGCTCGTTTGTCACTACAGAGAAACATGAGTAGCAATTACGGGCAGCTGCATCCTGCCAAGAAGTCCTTTATGCGGAAGGTCGCTGATACTGCCGACACGATCGGCGATGTGGTCAATGGCGTACAGAAGATCCGAAAAGGACTTGGCATGGACAGGGAGTCCAAGCTTAGGCTTTCCAAGCTGGCTGCCGAGCTGAAGAAGACCCAGAGGCAGGCTGATGCGCTGAGGCCCTAAGGACGAAGCGTATGACTTCTTCAAAGGTAAGCAGGACCAGCGGCGGTACGAAGACACACTAGCCGGTATCGGAAACCGGTATGCAAATGAGCGAGCGACGAGTACACGTCGTGATACCGATAGAGGCGGATGGATCAACGAAGGACGGTCTAGCATGACTGGTGTCGGTCGTGTCAGCAGAGATAGTAGTGTTGACGACGCTTGGGATTACTGGGCAGAGCAGCAACGAAAGAAGAGATCCGGGTAAAGGAGTCTACTTAGATGCTATCAAACACAGCAACACCGATTTATTACGGCCAGTTTCGTGAGAAGGTTTTGCGCGGGGAAATTCCAGTCTGCCAGGAAATCTCAATGGAGATGAATCGAATCGACGATCTCATCGCAAATCCAGGGATCTACTACGATGACGAAGCTGTAGAAGGCTGGATCCGATTCTGTGAGAACGAGCTTACGCTGACTGATGGCTCACCGTTTGTGATGCTTGATTCGTTCAAGTTATGGGGTGAGCAGGTCTTTGGCTGGTATTACTACGTCGAACGTAGTGTATACGAACCGTTTGAGAATCGCCGTGGCGGGCATTATGTAAATCGGCGAGTGCTGAAGCGTCTAACTACCAAACAGTACTTGATCGTAGCAAGAGGCGCCGCCAAGTCCATGTATGATGCGGCGATTCAGGGATATTTTCTCACCGTCGATTCGAGTACTACGCACCAAATCACTACCGCCCCAACAATGAGGCAGGCCGATGAAGTAATGTCGCCATTACGAACGGCAATTGCTAGATCCCTTGGCGCATTCTTTAAGTTCCTCACCGAGGGTTCGATTAATAACACAACCGGCTCAAAAGCTAATCGTGTGAAACTGGCTTCGACAAAGAAGGGAATTGAGAACTTCTTAACCGGGTCACTCCTGGAGATTCGCCCCATGTCTACTGACAAACTGCAGGGACTTAGGTCGAGAATCAACACCGTTGACGAGTGGCTTTCGGGGGACGTTCGAGAAGACGTCATCGGCGCGATTGAGCAGGGTGCTTCGAAGAATGACGACTACTTAATCATTGCTACTAGCTCTGAGGGTACGGTTCGTAATTCTGTCGGAGACACCATTAAGATGGAGCTTCTAGACATCCTCAAAGGGAAGTATATCAACCCGCATGTTTCAATCTTTTACTATCGCCTGGACGATATAAAGGAAGTAAACGATCCGTCAACATGGATCAAAGCAAATCCAAACCTTGGCAAGACGGTGTCTTATGAAGTTTATCAGCTTGACGTAGACCGAGCTGAAAACGCCCCTGCCACTAGGAACGATATTTTAGCAAAAAGGTTTGGAATACCTATGGAAGGATACACGTACTTCTTCACATATGAAGAAACTCTCCCGCACAAGAAGAGAGAGTATTGGCAGATGCCCTGCTCTATGGGATGTGACCTTTCCCAGGGCGACGACTTCTGTGCATTTACCTTCCTGTTCCCGCTCGGCAGTGATTACTTCGGTGTTAAGACACGAAGCTATATTTCAGAGAGAACTCTGATGAGATTGCCACCGGCAATGCGTCTAAAGTATGACGAATTCCTAGAAGAAGGAAGCCTTATTGTTATGCCGGGCACGACTCTCGATATGCAGCAAGTCTACGAGAATTTAGATGCGTACATAAATGGTACGGCATCCTACGACGTAAGATGCGTCGGATACGACCCATACAATGCTCGAGAGTTCATAGAGAAATGGTGCAGTGAGAATGGACAGTTTGGGGTCGAGAAAGTTATACAGGGCGCTAAAACAGAAAGTGTACCTTTGGGTGAACTTAAAGCTTTGAGCGAAGATAGGAAGCTTTTGTTCGATGAAGAACTGATGACGTTCACTATGGGAAACTGCATCACAATAGAAGATACAAATGGCAATCGTAAGCTTTTGAAAAAGCATTACGAGCAGAAGATTGATAACGTAGCCGCGCTTATGGACGCATGGGTCGCGTATAAGCTGAATAAGGATGCGTTTGAGTAAGGAGAGTTGACATGAGTGGATATTATATAAGACGCCAGGGTGACGACAGCGATTACCTTGAGCACAGTCTTTTCGGTAATGTTAGGAGTCAGGCACACAAGTATTTGGCGAAGCTTCCTACTCCCGGTGGCGGGTTTAGGTATATTTATAACCAGGCGGAACTTCTGGCGGCAAGAGCAGGCAAAGCGGTCTCTAACGTGAAGCGAGCAGCCGACAATGCTATCGGCTTTGGTGCAAGGAAGCGGTGGCAGAACATTCACAACCGTGGCGAGGCATATCAGCGAAAGCATGGCGGAAATCAGCCACGTAGGAGCACCCAGATGCAGGAAACTAAAGCGCATCAAAGGTATAACAAGACCCTTCTTGGCAGAGCTGAGAGAGCTCTCAATTCCGCTAGGAACGCGGTTGGCAGTGCCGGCAACGCGGCTAGAAACGCAATTGGAAATGCCGTTGGCGAAGCCCGTAGGCGTGGCGAAGGCGTAGTCGGATCGATCAAGAAAGGTGCTTATGCTGTTGGCGGCCAGGTAGCAAAAGCAACCGGTTTGGAAGCTCGCGGCCGAATGAATCGACTGGGAGCTCAGCGACAGAGAATGCTGAAGGGCAGCGGTAAAGGCCTTCATGGGGTGAATAAGGCGTACAACGCTGCAAAGAGCAGCTACGACAAGTCGATTCTTGGTAGAGCTGAGAATGCATTCAATTCTGCTAGAAATGCCGTTGGCGGAGCTGCTGGAAACGCAGCCAACACTGTCCGTAAGACAGCTGGAAATGCTGCTAACGCTGCTCGTAAAGCTGCTGGAAATGCCGCAAATCGTGCTGCCGAAGCAAGTGGACTGAATGCTAGAAATGCTTACAAGAATGCGTATAGCGACTATCGGGATTCTGTAGACCAGTCCAAGAAAGGCGGCTACAAGTACACCGGTGCGATGAATAGACGCTGGGGGAAAGTTGAAAATAAGAGAAATGCCTATCACAAAACGCCGATCGGCCGGGTCGAGAGAGTCTATGATGCAGCCAGCGAACGTATAGGGGAAGCGCTTCCGGAGCTTCCTTGGAAGAAAAAGAAAAAGAAAGCTTGACGCTGCTTAAAGGAGGTGACCCCAGATGAGCAAGATCACGTGGGACGACATGTCCGAACGCTTTTACGAAACCGGTACTGATCATGGCGTCCTGTACAAATGGTCTGGCGATGAGTTTATAGATGGGGTCGCGTGGAATGGGCTTACCGGAGTGGACTCTGATAGTGAAGGCTATGACATAACAGAGCTATATTCTGGCGATGTCAAACGAAACATTCTTGCTACAAACGAAGTGATGTCTGGCGCATTAACGGCATTCACATATCCGGATGAGTTTGAACCGATGATCGGATCTGTGGAAGCGGCGCCAGGCTTGCTAGTACAGAATCAGCGAAACCGCCCACGGTTTGGAGTCTGCTATAGAACCTTAATTGGCAACGGACTGAGTAATCAGATCGGATATAAGCTCCATCTGATATACAACGCCTATGTTAAGGGTGTATCGACGTCTCGTACTACGATTTCCGATTCGACTGAAGCAGTTGAGTTCTCGTGGGATATTGGGTGCATTCCTTTGCTATCAGATGACTATGACCCTTATTGTGCTATTGTAGTTGACTCTCGTAAATTCAATGACGAATTCATGAAGCAACTGCAGGACATATTATACGGGACTGATGACACATTGCCTCGCATGCCCACATTGGATGAACTAATGGACATATTTTATGCAACGGAGCCTGTACCAGAAGAGTGGAATGGTTACCCATATGAGACACTACTTCCTTCGCAGGATCTTTATCCCAAGAGCAATTAAATGAAAGGAGTGTATCTATGGCGTTAACTTACGAGCGTGTTGAATGGATGGACGCACCGGATTTGTCCACTCCTCTTAGTGCAGAGAACCTGAACCGGATGGACATAGCGATTGCCAAGATCATTGCCTACCTGAACGACCCGGATTCAGGAGGAGAGAAGATTCATTCTCATGTAGGCATGATTGTCCAGTCTACAACACTTGACACGGCGGCTAAGGTGATTGCGGAGTATGGCGGCACCGAGTGGCAGCAGATAACAGGTCGTTTTCTGATTGCTGCAGATGGCGCTAACTACCCAGTCAACTCCATGGGCGGCAGCGCCGATGCAGTGGTGCCTAGCCATACGCATATAATTGGCAATCCAACCAGTACATCAACTAAGAAGCATTCTCACAAGCTTCGCTCTAGTGCCGAGACTAACATCAATGTGGTAACCGACCTCTCGAGGGCTGATGTTTCTGGTCCACAGAGTGGAGTTGCTCCCATGTCTGTGCTTGTTGGGGCTAACACTACCCCCCTAGCTACTCTCGTCTCTGATGCAGAGGGGATAGATCTGCCGGTTAGGCATAGTCACAGCTGCGGGACGGCTGGCGTTGACGGAGAAGGTAAAAACATTCCGCCGTATCTGGCTGTATACACATGGCTTCGGACGGCTTAAGGAGGAAACTTCAAAATGGGCTTAGTAGATAGGTTCCAGCACGCATGGAACGCATTTATGGGGCGAGATCCCACTCGCTATCGAACGGATCTTGGTCCTAGTACGTATTCATACCCTGGACGCACTATGCTATCGCGCAACCATAGTCGGTCGATGGTTACGGCGGCCTTAAATCGAATTGCTGTAGACGTAGCTTCTATTGAAATAGAGCACGTTTACCTTGACGATAACGAGCGATTCGTCGGAGAGGTTCCATCTTACTTAAACGAATGCCTGACCCTTGAAGCCAACATGGATCAAACTGCGAGAGCATTCAAAGAAGATGTAGTGTATACGATGCTAGATGAAGGAACCGTGGCTATTGTTCCGGTTCACGCGACCAAAGATCCTAGAATTTCAGAAGCGTATGATGTTATCTCATTACGCGTCGGTAAAGTTGTTGAATGGTACCCAAAGCATGTGAAGGTTAACCTCTATAACGAGGATACCGGTAGGCGGGCAGATGTCATACTACCAAAAAGTATGGTGGCCTTAGTGGAAAATCCGTTCTACCAGATCATGAATGTACCAAACACTTATTACCAGAAATTGTTACAGAAAATCCGGATGCTTGACGTCTTCGATGAGCAGACAGCGTCCGGAAAACTCGACATGATTATCCAGCTTCCTTACATAATCAAATCTGAGGCTCGGCGTCAGCAAGCAGAACAGAGACGGAAAGACATAGAAATGCAGCTTACTGGATCCAAGTATGGAATTGCTTACACCGATGGCACAGAAAAGATTACACAGCTGAACAAATCTCTGGAGAATAATCTATTCTCCCAGATCGAGTACTATACGAAACAATGGCTTAATCAGCTTGGGCTTCCTGAGACGGTATTTGATGGTACCGCAGACGAGAAGACTATGCTGAATTACCAGACTCGTACGCTTGAGCCTATCATCTCCGCAATTGTCGATGAGATGAAGCGCAAGTTCCTTTCCAAGACTGCCCGTTCTAGAGGCCAGTCGATCATGTTCTTTAAAGATCCCTTCTCACTGGTTCCGGTTAACAATATCGCAGATATTGCTGACAGATTCACCAGGAATGAAATCCTCACCAGTAACGAGGTTAGGCAGATTATTGGCTTTAAGCCTTCGGACGATCCAAAGGCTGATGAGCTTATTAATGCGAACATGCCGGTTGCGGATACTGGCATGGAAGGAGAAGCCGGCGCTGAAGGAATGGAAGGCATGGAAGGAGAAGGCGGATACGAGGAAATGCCGCAAGAATAGTTATAGGAAGGAATAGCTCATGGCTAAACGATGTGACTTTGGCGGTTGGGCTACCAAAAACGATCTGAGGTGCTCTGACGGACGTACTATTCGTCGGGACGCTTTTAAAGATTGCGATGGTGAGACCGTACCGCTTGTGTGGAGTCATGACCATAATTCGCCTAGTACCGTGCTGGGGCACGCCCTTCTTGAGAACAGACGGGATGGCGTGTATGCATATGGCTTCTTTAATAATACTTCTGCCGCGCAGGATGCTAAAGAAGCCGTGCGCCACGGAGATATTAAGCATCTGAGCATTTATGCTAATCGGCTTACCCAGAAAGCCGGAGATGTACTTCATGGCGTGATCCGCGAGGTTAGCCTTGTGTATGCAGGCGCTAATCCCGGAGCAATTATCGATAATGCGGTGATTGCGCATGGTGACGGATCGTATAGCCTGTCTGAGGACGAGGCTATTATCTTTACTGGCGAAGATCTTGATGTTGGTGATGACTTGGCTCACTCAGAAGAGGAGAGAGGAAAAATGGCAAAGAGGACTATTGGTGAAATCCTTGACGGGATGTCGGATGAGGAGCGTGAGGCTGTCGAATATATCGCTCGTGTTCACGCAGAAGACGCCGTTGAACACGCTATGAGCGAGTACGACGACGAGTACGATGAAGAGTACGACGACGACGATCAGTACGATGAAGAGTATGACGACGATGGCCAGTATGACGACGAAGCATACGACGACGAGTACGATGAAGAGTACGACGACGATCAGTACGATGATGAAGGTGACGAAGGCGAAGCAGCCGAGCACTCTGACTACTTTGATGGAGGAGAAGACATGTATTACAACGTATTTGACAACGAAACTGATGTCGCTGAGGGTGGCGCTCTGTCTCATGACGAGATGTCTGCGATCCTTGGCGATGCGAAGACCTGTGGCAGCCTGAAGGAGTCCTTCCTGGCGCATGCTGCTGATTACGGTATCGAGGACATCGAGTATCTGTTCCCCGAGGCTCGTGAGCAGAATATTCCGCCGGAATTTATCAAGCGCCCCGACAACTGGGTGTCCGTAGTTATGAGCGGCGTGCATCATACTCCGTTCAGCAGACTGAAGTCCACCTATGCGGACATCACTGCTGATGAGGCTCGTGCCAAGGGTTATCTGAAGGGCAAGCTGAAGAAGGAAGAGGTCTTCTCCCTGCTCAAGAGAACCACTGCTCCGACTACGATCTATAAGAAGCAGAAGATGGATCGCGATGATCAGATCGATATTACCGACTTTGACGTGGTTGCATGGCTGAAGTCTGAGATGCGCACGATGCTTGATGAGGAAATCGCCGGTGCAATTCTGGTAGGCGATGGCCGCCTTGCCTCTGATGATGACAAGATCAAGGAAGACTGCGTGCGCCCGATCGTGTCTGATGCCGATCTGTTTACTATCAAGTATGCTGTCGGCGCTGATAAGGCTGTTCCTGCTGGGGTGACTACCATGGAAGACATGGCTCAGTACTATGCGAAGAGCTTCATCAAGGCTGCGATTAAGTCTCGTAAGGGCTACAAGGGATCTGGTTCTCCGACCATGTTCACTTCCGAGTCCATGCTGTCTGAGATGCTGCTGCTCGAGGATACCATCGGCCATCCGCTGTACAAGACTGAGGCTGAGCTGGCTACTAAGATGAGAGTATCTCGTATTGTGACCGTCCCGGATGAGATTCTGGATCGTGCCAAGGTGGACGGCAAGACCGTCTTCGCGATCGTGATCAATCTGAACGACTACAATGTCGGCGCTGACAAGGGCGGCGCGATCTCCATGTTCGAAGATTTCGATATCGACTACAACCAGCAGAAGTATCTGATCGAGACTCGTTGCTCCGGCTCTCTCACGAAGCCGTTCTCCGCGATTGTTCTCTATGCTGGCGAGGAGAGCAAGAGAGAATCCCAGATCGTTGGCGACAAGGACTTCAAGGCTAAGGATCTCATCTGATTCTAGCCTCGAAACTTCAAAATGGAGGATTGAGCTATGAGACTCAGAAGAGAAACTGGGGATTTCCAGATCAAAGGAAGTTATGATAGCGACTCAGATACGATTGTATACAATTCCATTCGTCCTGGTCTTGGACCCGAGGATCTGATCGGCGAAATTGTTAGCGTTACTGCGGACGGCGAGACTTCATACGAGACGATTGTTAACGTACTACCCGGTTCGTCTGGCTCGTTAGATCTTGTGCCGTTTGGCGATAGTAGTGATGTAATAATTTATGATCCATCTACTGGAGCTGTTACTGGTCAAACAGGTACGCAAGGAGATTAAATAATGAAGTTCTTTGGCAAGGTCGGGTTCATTAGAACCGAAGAGACCGTTCCCGGCGTATGGGAAGAACAGGTGACGGAGGGTGAATACTATGGCGATGTTACCAGAGCCAGCAAGCGCTTTAGTTCGTCAGACAAAGTAAATGTGGATCTGGATATTAGCAACGAGATCAGTATTGTGGCCGACGCCTTTGCCGCTCAGAACTTCCAATGGATTCGGTATGTCGAGTGGCAGGGCGTGAAGTGGACCGTACCCAGTGTTACTTTGGACCCGGATCGCCCGAGACTCAATTTAACGGTGGGAGGTGTGTACAATGGCAAGCAGGCTTGAGCTGCATGAGGAGTTGTGTAATCTACTCGGATCTAGAGAAGCGTACTTTCAACCCCCCGCAACCGTTACAATGCACTACCCGGCAATTGTTTACCGAAAACATTCACTAGATAATATTGCTGCTGATAACATCCATTATCTGCAGCATCGTGGGTATGAACTCACGGTAATTGATAAAGATCCTGATAGCAAAGTCGATGAAGCGGTGTCGAAATTACCTCGATGCCGCTTTAATCGTTCTTACGCTTCTGATGGATTGAACCATTTTGTTTACATTCTTTACTACTAAGGAGGAAATTTCATATGGCTAAGATCGTATGGGATGAAATCGGCACTCATTTTTATGAGACCGGTGTAGATCATGGCATACTCTACAAGTATGTAGAAGCAGATCCGGAAGTTACCGGTGATAAAGCTGGCTTCAAGAACGGTGTAGCTTGGAACGGCCTTACTGCCGTTAACGAGTCACCGTCTGGTGCGGAACCGTCCCCTCTGTGGGCTGACAACATCAAGTACCTGAACCTGATCTCGAACGAGGAGTATGCAGCAACCGTTGAAGCATACACCTATCCGGCAGAATTCGAAGAGTGCGATGGCTTTGGCGAGCTCGCGACGGGTGTGACTGTAGGCCAGCAGCCGAGAAAGATGTTCGGCCTGTGCTACAGAACCCTGATCGGAAATGACGTCACTCCGGCAGGATCTAATTCGGAGATGTACAAGCTGCACCTGGTCTACAACTGCACGGCGTCCCCGTCTGAGAGAGCGCATGCAACGGTCAACGATTCTCCGGAAGCAGCTAATATGTCTTGGTCGATCTCTACTACCCCGGTTGAGGTTCCGAAGATGAAGCCGACTGCTTGCATCACGATCGACTCTACCAAGATTGCTAAAGAGAAGCTCACCGCGCTTGAGAAGATTCTGTACGGTGATGAGTCCAATGCGCCGAGGCTGCCGTATCCGACGGAACTGGCTACGCTGCTGGCCTGATCTAAAGCATAAAAGAAAGGAGAAACACTATGTTTAAGACTACAGTTAAATACACGGATTTTCTTGGTGGCGAAAGAGAAGAAGTTCTGAGATTCAACCTGAGCGAGCTGGAGATGAGGGACCTCATGTCTGAGGATCCGGTTCTCAATCCGGCAGTTCTCACCGCGATTTCTGAGGCGAATGACGTTGACTCCATGTTCAAGGTCATTCGCAAGCTTATTCTCCATTCCTATGGCGAGATGAGCGAAGATGGTCGGTACTTCCGAAAGTCGAAGGAGATCACTTCGGACTTTGCTCATTCGGCAGCATATGAGGCGCTTCTGAATGACCTCATGAGCGACGATGGGCACAAGCTTAGCGATTTTATCACTGGGATTTTCCCTGCAAGCGTAGCGGAAGAGGTTCGCAAGGCAACCGCAGCACAGCTGACCGTAGTTAAGTAAACATGAAAAAGGAGGTGAGCGAGATGCTGACTATAGTGGTCCCTGGCCGCAGTGAGTATTGGGATGAGGCGAAACTTGAATTCGTCTATGCCAACGAGAAAGACGTGACATTGCGCATGGAACACTCGCTCATCTCCATTTCCAAGTGGGAGTCTAAGTGGTGTGTGCCGTTCTTGTCTAGTGAAAAGACGCCCGAGCAGATACTGGATTACATCAAATGCATGACGCTTAACCCAGTTGACGATTCCGTATACGACCGTCTCACTAGAAAGAACATTCAAGACATTAACGATTACATCGCAGCGCCGATGACTGCCACTGTGGTAAATGATCCTACAAGTAAGCGACGGAATAGCACTGAATTTGTAACGTCTGAGCTTATTTACTATTGGATGATCGCTTACAACATTCCTGTAGAATTCGAAAAATGGCACATTAACAGGCTGATCATGCTCATCCGGGTTTGCAGCGCAAAGAATGAGCCGGCTAAGAAGATGAGTAAGAGCGAAGTGGCTGCTAGTTATCGAGCTTTAAATGCTGCACGTAAAGCAAAACTTCATACGAAAGGATAACCCTCATGATCAAGCTTGTTTCGAAGGGTGGGTTTGATAAAACCACCAATTACCTTAAGAAACTTAAAGCTTCTCAGTATGGCCAAATCATCGAAAAGTATGCAAAGCAGGGCGTTGAGGAACTTTCGAATGCGACTCCGGTTCGCACAGGACTGACCGCTGCAAGTTGGTCCTATGTAATTCAAAATGATACCCCTGGAAGATGGGTTATCGAATTTCACAATTCAAATGTTAACGAATACGTAAATATTGCCCTGATATTGGATGCAGGGCACGCGACAAAATCAGGAAGCTGGGTCGAAGGGAAGCACTACATCGATCCGGCATTAGAGCCCATCGTTCAAGGGCTCAGTAAAGACTTATGGGAGGAGGTTGTTAGAGTATGAGCACACAGAATGTCGAAACAAAAGTTGTTGAATTTCAGTTCAATAACTCTGATTTCGAGCAGAATGCTGCAAAGTCAATCTCCACCCTCGAAAAGTTGAAAGAAGGCCTCCAGTTTACCGACAGTACTGCCGGATTGGAGGATATTAATAAATCGATCAAGAACGTCAACTTTGACAACCTGCAGAACGGCATCGAGGAGACTAAAAAGGGGTTCTCCGCCCTTGAAATGATCACCTTTGGTGTCATGACCAGGATTGGCGAAAAGATCGCTGACATAGGAACAAAGCTGGTTACATTCATCCCTAAGCAGATCGTAGAAGGCGGTGGTCGCCGAGCTCTTAACATGGAGCAGGCTAAGCACCAGATTCAAGGACTTGGCCAAGCTTGGGAAGATGTCAAAGATGATGTTGACTACGCTGTCAGCGGAACTCAGTATGGCATGGACGTTGCTGCTAAGGCAGCATCTCAGTTACTGGCCTCGAACGTACAGTTTGGAAAAGAATTTGGGGAGACAGGCAACAGCCCGATGGCGAAAGCCCTTCGAGGCATTTCTGGCGTCGCCACAATGACCGGAAGTAGCTATGAAGAAATCAGCGCGATCTTCACCAAAGTTGCTGGTTCTGGTCGAATGATGGCCGAGGAACTTAACCAGGTTGCTGGCCGAGGCCTAAATGCAGCTGCCGCCATTGCAGACTTCTTGAACGACAAAGTAGATGTGAGAGAAGACGGCACCGAATTCCATCGGCTTTTAGACGGAGCTAGCCAGGATGTCATTGACTACGTTCAGGAACTGACCAATGGAAAAGAAGTTACCGAGAAAGACGTTCGAGAACTTGCTTCTGCGGGTAAGATTAATTTTGGCATCTTCTCTCAGGCAATGGACGCGGCATTTGGTGAGCATGCAACGAAAGCGAATGAAACCTATGCTGGTGCTTTGTCAAACTGTAAGGCTCAGCTGTCTAAGATTGGTGAAATATTTGCAACCCCCATATTTGAGCAGGGACGGAAAATATTTGCAAATTTATACGATGTAATTAAAGATATTCGCAGCGTATTAACGCCTGTAGCTGATGTATTTTCGATTGTTATTGACGCACTAGGCGATATTGCAGCAGCGGGCATTAAAGCAATTCACGGATTCTTTTCCCCGTTAGTGACTGCGGCAAATGCTGCGCATAAAGCTCTTACACCCTTTGTAGATGCCGCAAACGGAAGCGATTTCGTTGAAAACCTGATAAATGGGCTTGGCTTTGGCAAAGTGAAAGAAGCCGTCGACGAAGCGAAGACCATGGTATCTTCTATCGAGGAAATCCGTGGCAAAGCTATTGAAGTAATTCGCGGTGACTGGGGAAACGGGCAGGCAAGAAGAGACGCGTTGACTGAAGCTGGATTTGACGCTGAAACTATCCAGAAGTACGTTAACACGGTTCATAAGCTTACTGGTGGAACCTGGAACATCACTGATGATATTTTGGCCCAGGCTGATGCTGAGATGGGCCTTACCGAAGCCGTTACTGAAACGGGAGAAGCGACGGAAGAGGCTGCTAAAAAGCAGAAGAAAGCCGTCGAGGACATGACGACTGAGGAAAAGTCAGTTGGTGCCCTTGCTAATGTATTTATTGGTGTAACCGCTGCGGTTGATGCAGTTAAGAAAAAGTTTGGGGAGCTGCCCAAGATTGACTTTGGCAAGTTCTTTGATGATCTGGCTACCAAAGTATACAACTTGTCGGTGGCGTTTAGGGACTTCTTACTTAAGCACGCCGGGATGATTGCCAATGTTCTCAGTGGTTTAGTGAACATTCTTAAAACGGTTGGCACTGTATTTTTGTGGCTGGCAAAGACGACACTAAAGATCCTTGGCGTGGCTTTGCTTGCTGTTGCGGGCATCATTGGTGGAGTGGTCATCGCTATCTCCGCCATCATAGATGCAATTAAGAAGTGGGCCGAGCAGACCCAGATCGTTGAAAAAGTTACTACTTTCTTTTCAACTAAACTTGAAGCAGCTAAAGCTAAGATAATCGCTTGGAAGAATGCGTTTATGCAGATTCCTGGCGTGTCTAAAGCGATCGAAAGCCTCAAGAATGGTTTTACAGCAGCTGGGAAAGCGATTCCGAATTTCCTTACAATGGCTACTAAAGGCCTTATCGGCTTTGGAAAGCGTGTAAAGAATTCGTTCAAAGGCCTGTTTTCAGGGAAATATACGCCAAAGCAATTCTTTAAGAGCATTGGCGATGCCGGAAAGAACTTTGGGAAAAAGTTTGCGAACTTTAAAGGTTTTGACGGGATCAAGCAGGCGTTTACAGATACTAAGGTAGCAGCAAAGAACACCGTAGACACTATGGTGGCAACTGTTGATACCCTGGGTAAGAAATCTGATGGTTCCCTTAATCTATTTGGTAAAGTTTGGGAAGGGATTAAGAACGTATTTACCTTTATCTCTACCCATGTTGGAAATGCGGTTAAAGGAGTTCAGGATTTCTTTGCTGGGTTCCATCCTATTCAAACCATTATTGACTGGTTGACTAACTTAGGCTCTAAGGTAAAAGAGTTCGCCACGTCATTTAAGTCATTCGCGACGGTTCAGGGTGCATTTGACAAGTTTAAGGGGGCATTCGCTGGATTATCCGAGTCCGTTCCGAAATTCTTTGGTGGAGCTGCAAAACATGTTGGGTCGTTCTTCAAACGGATCGCAAAAGCAGGATCGGATCTTATTCATGGAGAGATTAGCCCCAAATCATTCGTCGAGACTGTAAAGAATGCATTTGGAAACTTCGCGCGTTTCTTTACAAACTTCAAAGGGTTCGACGATTTCAAAGCGGCGTTTCTCAACATGCGCGACAGTGTCGTCGGTTGGCTTGACGACATGGGAACCAACGCCGACGGAACTAGAAACACCTTTGGCAAGTTCCTCGACGTTCTTAAGAAGATCTTCTCATTCATTCAGGAAAAGCTTGGCATTCTAAAAGAGAAGGTCGTTGGGTTCTTTGACAAGCTAGCAATTCCGGAGCTTGTCAACAATATCGGTTCAAAGTTTAAGGCTGCGTTCAGTGCCATCGGGAAGAAATTCCCGCAGTTTTCAAAAGGGCTTGGCGACGCAATTACCTCGTTTAAGCAAAAGATTACAGATTTAGGTGGCTTCAAGCTTACAAATGTTCCCAAGATATTTGGAGCATTTAAGGAAACTATTGGCAAGTTCTTTAAGAAAAATGACCTTCTTGCTCCACTTAAGGCCGCATTCAAACTTTCGTTTGGGGATATTAAGAACAAGGTTCTTAAGGCATTTCCTGGCCTTATACCGGCGCTGAATAAGATCAAGAGCCTCTTTGATGGGCTTAGGAAGACATTCGCAAAGTTTAAGCTGCCAAAGAGCATATTTGACCTGCCTATATTCGCTAAGAAGTTTTCTAAGTCGGTTGACCCGAAATTTAAGGGTGCTGCCGGCACTTTTGAAAGCGGAGTTGGCGGCGTTGGCAATGTACTGAGCGAGGTCATACCCAAGGTCAAGGAAGCTTTCAAAATCGATGCCACTAAGTTCGTTGGCCTGATTATTGGCTTCGTGGTGGTCTCAAAACTACTGCACGCATTCACGAACTTTATGGATGCTAAAGCTAATGCCAGTAAGTGGAAAGCAGCAGCCAGAGGTGACGGCGTCGGCAACACTCTACTGAAAATGGCTGGCGCAATAGCTATTGTAGCACTCGTCATAGCTGCATTAAGCCAAGTACCCAATGATAACGGCCAGGTGCTGAAAGCAGCAGGCATGGTGGGGCTGATACTATTAGCTTTGGCAGGAACGCTGATTATCATTGATAAGGTTGCTGGCAAGGACGCTGCTGTGAAATGGGCCGCCTTGGGCACTACCATGCTCGAAATGAGCTTTGCGATTGGCATTGTGGCAATCGTTATGGCGGCGCTTACCAAATTTGAGTGGGATGCTTTCTGGGACTCGGCAAAGAAATTAGGCATTATTCTTCTAGCATTGCTAGGCTCGCTGGCAATTATGTCTTTCTTGGGCCCTGTGACGGCTATTGGAGCGGCCGCTGCTCTTGGATTTGCAGGATCCCTGCTCATGATAGTGCAGGCACTAGTAAATGCTCAGGAAATGGACCCGGAAAAAGCAGCTAGTAACCTAGCCACGGCGATGACGAGCTTCTGTGAGAAAATAAAGGGTATAGAGATTGATCCGGAAGCAATAGCCGCGCTTGAAGCACTAGGCACGACCTTAGGCGAAATAAATACGATGAGCTTCTGGAGCGGCATTGGCGAATTTATTGTCAATGCTTTGCCAGGAACAGGCGAAGACAAAAGTCTGACAGAGCGATTCTCTGAAGCGGTTGGCGTTTTAGCAGACACACTCAACGCTTGGAATGAAAAGATGGGTGACGTCACGGAATTTGCCGAGATACCGGAAGGCACCATAGAGGATCTTAGGACGGCGCTTACCGACATTGGCTGGAACCAATGGGGCGGAGCAATATTAAGTTTCTTAAGCGGCGCTGGCGACGTTGACGGCGGTACAGTTGGCGTATTTAAGGAAAAAGTTGGTGTATTAGCGGATACGCTACTGGCTTGGAATAAGGGTATGACCAACGAAGACGGTACGCCTATTGATTTTGTCCCAGTTCCGTTGGATCATATTGGCGATTTTACTGGAGCCTTGTCCATGGTTGCAGACGCCCAGTGGGGGACTGCTATCGTAACGTTCTTTACAGGTGCTAAAGGCGTTGTGGGCGGTTCAGTAGGTAAGTTTGCTGAAAAGGTCGCAGTACTGGCGGGTGTCCTTAAATATTGGAACAAATCCATGGGATCAAAAGACGGCAAGACAGAATTTGATCCTGTTGAGGTCCCCCTGGAGCACATCACAAATCTTACAGAAGCTCTAAAGATTGTCGGCGGCGAGGGGCTGCTTGGCGCAGTAAAGACTTTCGTGCTTGGCGGTGGTCAGGCATCCGAGAAAGAAGTAGAAAGCTTCTCGACAAAAATTGCGGATTTAGCGTCGATCATAACCACGTGGAACACCAACATGAAGAACCCTGATGGGACTCCAATCACCAACATAGTTGACGTTCCGACAGAGCTGATCACTAATCTTGCCGACACACTGAAAGAAATTCCCACATCTGGGTTATTCGGCGCTATTGCTGACTTACTCACGGGAGGAGACGCAAGCGAAGAGGAAGTTGAATCGTTTAAGACGAAGATAAAGAGCTTAGGCGAAGCAATAAATGCTTTCGCAGAAGGATTCGCTAATGTTGATCTAACTAGAATAGAAGCTGGCACCGGCGCTATCAAAGCACTGGCTAAATTTGTTGACGTCGCTAGAGGGTTTAAGGATAAAGGCAAAGAAACCAGTAGCATTACTGGTATCATTGCTAAGCTTCCCCCTTTAGGAACCGCTCTTGCTGAGTTTGTTGCAAACATTGGCGACTCAGAGGAACTTAAAGGCGCTGCCGCCGGACTTAGGACACTTACGACGGCGCTTGACGAGTCATTAGACTTCAAGTTTGATGGGTCGTGGTGGTTGCAATCCGATAGCATTACTACTTGGGTAACCAATGTAGAAAAAGTAATAACTACAGTTCTTAAAGCAGGTGCTGCTGGTATCGAAAACGGCGCCAAGCGGTTTAAGATGGCTGTAGATACAGTAAACTCCGCAAGTGCTGGAGAGGATACTGAAGGTAGTGACGCTGGTAAGTCAATGGCTGAGTCGGCAGCAGAAGGAATTACTAATGCAGCCGCTTCAATCTCAACCGCAATGACCAATGCCATCACAAGCGCTGCCAACAGTATTAATACGGCTCAGTTTAAGACTGCAGGAACGAGTATTGCTGCAGCAATGGCCATAGGTATTGCTCGAGGTGCTTCGCTAGTAAAGACATCCGCCAAGACTGTCGCTAAGACTGCGGCATCAGCTGCTGGCAGTAAAAACAAGGAAGCAAGAGAAGTAGGTAAGAATTTTGCCAGAGGTTTTGCCAACGGTACCAATGCCGTAATGCCTGAAGTTAGGCAGAAAGCAGAAGCCCTTGCAAGAGCGGCGCTGAAGAAGATGAAAGAAACTTTGAATGTAAAGTCGCCGTCAAGGGAAACCTATAAGATAGGTAAGTTCTTTGGCCTCGGGTTTAGTAACGCAATTGAGGATTATACAGATAATGCCCGGGCATCTGCAGAAGACATGGCTAAAGAAGCGCGAAGCGGACTTGCAAGAGCTGCACATGCAATAAACAGAATGATTTCTGATGACCTTGACACCGCTCCGCAGATTCGGCCTGTGCTTGACCTGTCGGAAATTCAAAATGGGGCATTTGCGATCGGTAACATGCTGAATACGGCTCCGCCTATCGGGCTCAGCGGGAACATTAGTGCGATCAATTCTAGTGTGGATTCTAGGCGGTCGGCATCCGCAGACATCCTTGATGCAATAGATTCAATGCGCAGTGTGCTGGCGGAGTCTCCGCATAACACATATGTTATTGACGGTATTACTTACGACGACGGCAGCAATATTTCCAGTGCTGTTGAGACGCTCGTTAGGGAAGCCCGAATGGAAAGGAGGGTTTGATGTATGGCTAAGCAGAAAAAGACGAAAAAGACGTCTGGAAAGAAAGTATATGACATTACGTTAACCCTCGGCTTCAATCGGCTAATTACGGCTAAATGGAAGTTTAACACCACTAAGTACCAGGGTGTTGACCATTACGAGCTGGTATTCAAGTACTGGGTTGACTCGGCAAAAGACTGGTTTGATGCCAGTGCGCAGTCGAAGCATATGACTTACCAGTACACGGCGCCAAACAATGCGTCTAAGGTCAAGCTAAAAGTCATGCCGATCCCAAAGGATTCAACCAAAAAGAAGAAAAATACAAAGAAGAAAATTTACAGATGGCAAGGAGACTGGGCTGGGCCAATGCCTCCGCAGGGAATCTCTGTAGACAATAAGGAGTTGGCGCCGGCAGATCCACGCGACCCCAAGCTCAGAATCGAAGGCAACATGCTAACAGCCTTCATCGAGAATTATACCGATCCAAACGGGACAGCTAATACCCAGATCGAGTTTGAGATTGTCAAAGACGGTAAGGAACTAGTTTCGCTTGCCCCTGCTGATTTGGTTTCCTCCGTGAATCTGTCCATGGCATCTATTCGGATACCAGTGGCCTATGGCTCTGAGTATTCGGCTAGATGCCGAGCTGTCAGAAACGGGTACTATAGCGAATGGACGGCCTACACCTCTCTTGATGAGGGAATTGCAACGCCGCCGGACACGGTCAAAGACATAGTTTCATTGACTACGCTGCCGGATAAGAAAGGCGTGCGAATTGAGTGGACTCCCGCTACAGGAGCTAAAAAGTACGAGATACAGTACATTCAGGACAAAACTCAGTTTGGCATCTCATCCAAGACTAGCAGCGTAACTACCGAGGAAGGCGAAGGAACCGTTTATATTTTAACAGATGGCTTCTATGACGACAGTAAAGATAAAGAATGGTTCTTTCGTGTTCGCGGCGTAAACGATGGAGGAGGCACTGGCGGTAACGGCAATGGGCCTTGGTCACCGATCAAGTCAATTATTGTCGGGGAGAAGCCGGATGTCCCTACAACGTGGACGTTCAACACTTCTGTGGGAATTGGAGATCCTATTATATTTAATTGGACGCATAATACGGTAGACGGTTCTGAACAGCGGCAGGCGGAAATCCTTTTGGAGATAAACGGGGAAGAGAAGACAATTCCGATAAGCGGAAATAAAGTAAAGAAACACACCTTCCCTACGGATGGATATTCTGATAGTACTGAAATACTGTGGAAAGTACGTACCCTTGGCGCGGTGGATGAATGGAGTGACTACTCGGTTCAGCGTACGGTGCATATTTACGCCAAACCGTCGGTTTCATTAAACATGATTCAGGGCGGAGATACGTTTGATGTAGATACTACGCAACCAGAGTTTGCGTCCACTAACCAGTTCGAAAGATTCCCCTTTAAGACACGCATTGTTGCGTCGCCGATAACACAGAACATCCTCAGCTACGTCTTTACCATCGCGCCTGAGGAGTCGTATGAAACAGCGGATCCCAACGGTACGACCGTTTATATTTCTAAGGGCAGTCCAATTCTTACGAAATATGTAGATAACCCTGGCACAAACACAATAGAATTCGACGTAACGCCAGGGGACGCTACTTTCGAAACAGGAATTAGGTATAAGGCAATGGTCACCGTCGCTATGAGTAGCGGTTTAACTGCGTCGGCATCCTTTGTATTTACGACTCTTTTCGAGTCTGATCTGTATGACCCGGATGCACAGGTGATTGTTAAACTGGATACGCTGTCAGCAGCAATCAGGCCCTATTGCCTGGACGAATGGGGAGACTTAGTTACTTCGGGAGCCCTTCTCAGCGTGTATCGAAGGAACTATGACGGGACGTTAACTCTGCTTCAGGATAAACTTCCCATTGGCCGTAACCATTCGATTCCAGATCCACACCCGTCGCTAGACTATGCACGATATAGAATCGTAGCCCAGTCGATTGAAACAGGCGAGATAAGCTATTACGACACTCCGGGCTATCCAATTCTGGAAAACTCAATCGTTATCCAGTGGGACGAAGCATGGTCAGACTACAACTACAACGACGAGGATGAACAAAGTGAACCTGCATTCGCCGGGTCTATGGTTAGACTTCCATACAATGTGGACGTATCTGACTCTAGTAACCCGGATATTAGTTTAATTTCTTACATCGGGAGAGAGAATCCGGTTAGTTATTACGGCACGCAAAAGGGGTATACAGCAAGCTGGCGTTGCGATATTCCGAAGGAAGATGCCGAAACAATTTATGCATTAAGGCGTTTGCAGCGATACGCTGGTGACGTCTACGTGCGAGAACCCTCTGGAACAGGGTATTGGGCTAACATTAAAGTACAGCTATCAATCAGCCATAATAGCCCTGTAGTACCTGCGAGCTTCAATGTAACTCGAGTGGAAGGAGGGATCTGACATGCCAGACTGGACCAAATCCATGGAGCAGACGTATTTGTTCTATGAGGTCGATCCCGATGCCTGGACTGATGAATACACCATTTCAAACATCACCTCGGCCAGCATTACAAGAGATATTGGCAGTGAAACATTATGGTCTGCGAACATCGAATGCGATGACGACTTAAGTGATCGGTATATTCGTATCTATCTGCAGACACTCCAAGATCGCATCAACGAGCGATTCCCGCTTGGAACATTTCTATGTCAGACGCCCGGTAACAAGTTTGATGGGAAAACAAGATCAAATTCCGCCGATGGGTATTCCCCGCTAATCGAGCTGAAAGAGAAGAAACTCCCTTTGGGATTCTATATTCCGAAGGGAGATAACATTATGGAAAGAGCTACTCAGCTTACAAGGGAATATTTAAGAGCGCCAGTCGTTCCTGGAAGTAGTCGGCAAACGATTGTATCTGACTTTGTATCGCAATCATCAGACACTGTGCTAACGTTTGTTGCCGATCTAATTGCCAATGACAAACGCCTATTCGATTTAGATGACATCGGTCGGGTGCTATTTTCTCCGGTGCCAGACATCAAATCCATGTATCCAGTTTGGACGTTCACCGACGATAATAGCTCAATATTGTACCCTGATATATCTTTGGAGCGTGATCTGTATGGCGTTCCGAATGTGCTGGAAGTACTTGGATCAACACTGGACAACCATGCGATATATTCCAAAGTGGTTAACGACAATCCAAATAGTGAAACATCTACCGTGGCAAGAGGACGAGAAATCCATTACCGGGAAGACAGCCCATCTGATGGCGGAACGTATACCACTCAGGAAGAGCTGGACGAGTATGCAGAGCGGCGGCTGAAATCGTTGTCCAACCTAGAATACACGCTCAGCTATACGCATGGCTTTTGCCCGGATGTAAACATTGGAAAGTGTGTACGATTGAACTATGACCGTGCGGGACTAGTCAATGTAAAAGCAAGGGTTACTCGCCAGTCAATTAGTTGTACTCCGGGCGCTGCCGTTCAAGAAACCGTAGTATTTAATAAGCAACTTTGGAAGGAATAAAGATGAGACTACCGGACTCCTTGATTAAGAAATTCGTACGGATCACTAACGATCGAAAACCGGAGCCGAAGGAAGAAACGATTTACGGAACTGTAGTGACCGATGGTTCTGGAAATGTTCAGGGAGTTCAGTTCGACGGCTCCGAGATAGTGACTCCTTGTACGCCAGCAGTAGCTGTCAGCAACGGCGATCGAGTAATCGTAATGGTGAAAAACAGAGAGGCGGTCATAACATCGAATGTTACAAATCCGTCTCTAAATGTTCGGTCCCTTGGCAAAAACAACGTTTTAACAAAAGAAAGCCTGGAGGATGACAGCCCGACTGAAATCAACGGCGGCGTGATCGATTGCGATTACTTAAAGGTCGCACGGAAAATCATTGTGTACGCTCCCGTGTGGGATCCTGATGAGCAGAAATACATTGGGGAGACTGACACTTTTGAGGTCGTATCTCTGGCCGAGGTTAACCCTTATTACTCAGAACTTTGGGCATTTCAGAACATTGATAAGGTAATGTTCGCTACTCCCTATGAGGACTCAAAGGGCGATATTCACTACCCCGAAGTCCAAATGTACAACCTTGGTGTGAATACTTTACGAGTTGCCGATCGTGAAGGCTCACAGCATGGGATGGGGATTTATTATGGAACCATAGATGGGTTCTCGGTGCCTGCAAAGGGGTACATAGACGTTGACATCGATTTTCCAGAAGGGGCATTTTCGAAGACTCATAGGGTTGCCTTGACGCCGCAGACTGCACAAACTCATGCAGACACGGGGGAGATTTCCTGGGGCATTACTTCCAGGACATTGGATAGTGTAACAGTTAGGGTTTTCAACAACTCGTCTAATGCTCGTTTTATGGCATTTGACTGGATCGCTATAGGCGAGTAAGGAGGTGGTTATATTTTGGCGTTACATGTTATCAAGAACTATCTGACTAAGAACAGATGCTACCAGCAGGGACGAAAGAGAACCCCAAAGGGCATCCAGATTCACACTATTGGTACAGCGCAGGGGACAGCGAAGGCGGTTGCAGACTATTGGAACCAGTCCGGAGTGTCTGCCTGCACTACTTATATTTGTGATGCTGATGTGAGCGGAAGAGTGTATCAGCTGCTCCCGGAGGATGTGTACTCCTGGGCAGATGCGGGGTATGGCAACAGGAATCTCATCACAATCGAGATTGCCGAGTCCGACTTCATGAGGTATACGGGCGGAGCAAGCTATGAGATCACGAACGCAGAGAACTTCAAGCGGGATATTCTGAGGGGATACGACACTGCAGTTCAGCTCTGCGCTTCGATCTGTAAGAAGCATAAGTGGGACCCGCTGAAGAAGCTTTCAAGCGGTTTATATTTGATCAGCTCTCACAACGAGGGACGAATGGCAGGCCTGTCGTCTGCTCATGTGGATCCTTCGCATCTGTGGCCGCAGTTCGGGCTTTCGATGGACACCTTCAGGCAGGCGGTAGTCAACGCTATGAATGGGACATACACCGATGACGACATTGTCACGACGACCTGGTACCGGGTTCGGAAGACTTGGAAGGATGAAACCTCTCAGATTGGGGCTTATGTGCAGGTTGAGAACGCTAAGAAGGCTTGCCCGTATGGATATTCTGTCTTTGACGAGGATGGCAAGGTAGTGTATCAGAATAAGACCAAACCGATCGGGTCTCAGGCTGCCGACTTTGCCAATCTGTCAGAGGGACAGGCGGCTGAAACTATCCTTGAAATGATTCATACGGTTGACAAGAGTGGAGTGTTATATTCTGTAACCGCCGCCCAGATGATTCTTGAATCGGGATATGTCAAGACGCCGCTCGCCAAGAGTGCCAATAACTGCTTCGGGATGAAGAAGATTCTGTCCGGAAACAGCTGGGCGAACTCAAGCTGGGATGGCAAGTCCGTAGTCATGATCGACACTCAGGAGTGGGACGGCTCAAAGATGATCACTATCAAGGATGACTTCAGGAAGTATCCTTGCATTGAGGATTCGATCAGAGACCACTCCGCGTATCTGCTCGGCGCTATGAATGGCAGCAAACTCAGATACGACGGGCTGCTCAATTGCAAGAACTACACAGAAGCCATCACGCTGATTAAGAATGGCGGCTACGCTACCGATCCGAATTATATTTCCAAGATCAAATCCATCATTCAGCGCTTCAATCTTGACAGGTACGACGCCGAGATCGCCCCGAAGGAAGAGGAAGAGGCTGCACCTACTAAGTATTATATTCAGTGCGGAGTGTTTAAGAGCAAGACTAACGCCAACACCCGAGCAAAAGAGCTTCAGGATGCGGGCTTTCATGCGGTGGTAGAGAGCTACGGAATGCAGTTCAAGGTTCTGTCCAGAAGGAAGAAGGATGGCAGACCGTTTAGCAAGAAAACAGTTGCCGAGAGAAGGGCAAAACAGATTCAGAGTGCCGGATTTGCGGCGCTGGTTAAGGAGGTCTAAGTACGGCTAATATATCTGATACCAAGTTTCGTAGAGAAACGTCAAACTTTAAGATCAATTACACTGATGGGGTTTATATTCCGGATCCGAATGCCGAAGATCCTACAGCGACAGTCGAGGGGCTGCTTCAGATCCTCCCTAAGAACCTTACAGCGGAAGACTTCATGGGGGCGATTATTAGCGGTAGCGCGGAAGTGGGTCCTGATATGTGGATACGCAGCTGGCTGACAATTTCCTACGTATCTGCAGGCAATCCGGAGGACCCGTGGATTGCTCTACATGCGCCATCGTTCGGCGTCAGCCAGAGCCCTCAGACACCTTGGTTTGTCGGGGGCGTAACCTTTCTTTATAATCGAGAAACCGGATATCTTGTCGACGATAATTTCGATATCGGAGAAGATCCTGAACTGGGATGAATGTGGAGGAGGTTAAGAATGGATTTCAGATTGCTGGCTTATAAGGAGGTCTAAATGAATACAGTAGAAGCTTTGAAAGATCTTTATAAAACACTTTGTGGCAAAGACTATGCCGGAGACCCTAATCCTACTGATGCTGAAATGATCTCAGCTATTGCTGCGGATGCTAATATAAGCGGTGGTGGAAGTCCATCATCGCGCCCTGTAATTACTGCAGAATATGATGAAACTGAGAATATGTATCGCATTACATCACATACATATGATGAACTTGTCACCCTGTATAACGCAAAATATTTTCAGTCTAGCGGTCATATTTCTGCAATTATTAATTTTATCGGAGGGCCATCTGAAGACCATTCTGGCAGAGAATGGTACTGCACTGACGTAGACCGCGATACAAACTGGAATCCATATAGCATATATTTAGGATATGCATCAGTTGGTGGTTGCCCAACCAATAATCGCGAAGCCATGGAGCCCGCAATAAATGAATTCAAAGTTATGATATCTAGCAATAATCTTGATGCTGCCGGGCATCCCACTATGTCAGACGTTGAGTATTCCGAATGGAGCATGATTTCTACTAGTTCGTAACTAAATCCCAAAATTTCCCCGGGTGGAAAATTTGAAAAAACAATCCGCTTTTTGGCGACGTAAGGAGCCGTGAAGTATTTCACTTTTTGAAAGGAGAAATCCATGGATACCATGGTTGTAACGGGGATAATCGCGCTTATTGCGGTTATCATAGGTATGGTTCTTGGATATTTGGTGGCGCGAGGTTCTGAAGTCGGGAAATTCACTATCAACTATAGTGACCCGGCCAAGGACCTCGTTCGTCTTACATTGGACAAGGACCTGGATCAAATTGACAAGCACCACTCTATCACTTTGAGAGTAGAAGTGATTAAAGGAGGAGTAGGCAAATGAACACAGTAGAAGCCTTAAAGAATCTTTACAAAACTATGTCCGGAAAGGATTGGCCGTATGATCCCAATCTCACGGATGCGGAAGTGATCGATAAGATTGCTGCGGATGGAAATGCTGGTGGATCTGGTGGTGGCGATGCTGGGGCTGAACGTCGGATTTTCGTTTTAAGATTACCAGATGCGGAGGAGAACTCCCGTTTTCCCAAGCAATACGAGCCCGGTCTTAGCATAATGGATCTGGTTAACTCGGATTTTATTACAGAACAAAATGACATTGACGGAAACGAATACATCAGTGGTTTTAAGGTAACCAGTTTTATGGTTTACGATCAGGAAGGAAGGGATCCTGAAACACAGAAAACGGTTTTTTATCGCGCATATTATCTTGAGGGAACCATGGCTAGTTCTGCCGAAGACCCGACAGTACCCGGCTATAAGACATGGATCAAGTATGAACCAGAGTACGGAACTATAACGCATGAAACGCAGGAGTAACTAAAAATGGTAAAAGTATCTGATAGCACGATCACCATAACTCGTGGGGATACGTTGCTGCTGGATGTCAGCATTAAGAACAATGCCGGGGGATGTTATCATCCCGTTGGCAATGACAAGGTCCGCTTCGCACTTAAGACATCCTACCGAGACGCGGAGCCGATCTTGCTAAAAGATATTCCCATCAACACCATGAAGCTGAGGCTCGAGTCGTCAGATACAAAGCAGCTGGATCAGCCGGCTAAGTATGTATACGACTTGGAGCTGACCATGGATGATGGCACTGAGGAAGGGTTTGTTACAACGTTCCTTTCCGGCGATCTGATCACAACCGAAGAAGTCGAGTGAGGTGATATTTTATGGAAGGAACTATTTCACTCGCTGGCGTGTCACTATCTGGTTACATCTCGCATGGTGGAAGTCTGGTTGGCGAGATCAGTCAGTCTGTGGTGAATGTAGGAGTCAAGCTCCTTCCTGCCACTAGGGAAACACTCGGCGGGGTTATCGTTGGGAAGAATCTTAGCATCACCAGCGAAGGTGTATTATCGGCTGATGCACAGGAAGTTCCTATAGCAACTAAAGATGTCGCCGGTAAGGTTAAAGTCGGAGGCGGAATTGACGTTAAAGCTGACGGTACAATTTCAGTCCCTAAGGCTACCCGTACCATCCCCGGCATCTTTAGTGTAGGCGAGGGGCTGGACATCTCCGACGGGCGTGTGTCGGTTGGTGATATTTCAAGCAAGATTCCAGCCCAGCCAAAAGCGTCCAAATCAAGGTTCGGTATTGTCAAGATTGGCGACAATCTGAATATTGAAAACGGCGTACTGTCCGCGGCTCCTGGCTCGAGCATTTCGGTTGACTCTGTAATGAACTCTACGTCGACCAACCCGGTGCAGAACAAGGTTATTAACTCTGCTCTGTCCGGGAAGGTTGACAAGCAGAGCGGCAAGGGGCTGTCTACCAATGACTTCACGACTGCCGAGAAGACTAAGCTGGGTAACCTGACTAACTACTCGACGATGACTGCCGCTGAAGCCAGTGGCGGAACAGTTACCGAGCCAAGAGTTGTGTCACCGAAAGTTCTGTCCGACACAATCGATTCGAAAGTCTCGGACGCAGTGGCTGGATTGGTAGTTCCTGGTGCGGCAGTATTCCAGAAAGCTGTTAACTCGAACAGTGATATTTCAAATCTTACTTCCTACAAGAAAGGGTATTACTGGGTTGTGGCTACTGCTGGAACTTACGTGGGTCAGTCATGCGAGGTTGGCGACATGATATTCTGCGTATCCGATCGTGCGACTGCGTATAACGTAAATGACTTTAATATTCTGCAGAACAACATCGTAGCCATCTCAAATTCTGAGATCGACTCGATCACAGCGTAAGGAGGCGGACCAATGGGATATTTAGACAATAGGGGCCTCGCCTACTTCTGGACGAAGGTCAAGAACTATACGAAAAACTATGTGCAGAACTATGTGGACCAGCATGTACCGTCGAGCAGCGGCATTACATCCCACGTGGGCATGATCGTTGAATCCACAACGCTCGACACCATGCAGAAGGTTATTGCTGTCTATGGAGGAACCTCTTGGATCCAGCATTCGGGATATTTTCTGCGTGGTGCATCCAGTGGCGTGCTGGCGAATAGTGCCGACGCTGATGGCGGTGAAGAGACTGTAACTCTGACGGCTGCTCAGTCTGGATTACCAAGCCATGTGCACCCTGCTCACGATAACTCTGATCAGTTGTTCCAGATACGACCGAATGATCAGACAACCGCTGATACGAGTGACAAACTGAGCGGCAGCGGATATTACATTCCCAGGTCGAAAATCTCTGGATGGGGAGCACCGCGTAACACTGGCCACAATGAGACTCAGGACGCCGCAGAAGCACATAACAACATGCCACCGTACAAGAACGTTTATATTTGGGAACGCGTGGCGTAATAAGGAGGAAACTTATGATTCTTGATACCAAGTTTCGTAGAGAAAACTCAAATTTTAAGATCAAGTACACTGATGGGGTCTATATTCCGGATCCCAACTCCGAGAATCCCACTGAACCGATCAAAGGACTTCTGCAGATTCTGCCGAAGAACTTAGGGCCGGAAGATTTTATGGGGATGATCGCAACGAAGGAAGTACCCCTTGGTTCTTCCGGAATGAATGCGGAGACCTCAACGACAATTCTAACCGTGGAGGGTGCTGATGTTATGGGGTGGCAGTTATACGCCCCCGAATTCGCTGCTACTATCCATGGTGGGCAAGCATCATGGGTCTTTAATCAAGGTACATACCTCATATACTATCCGTCTACCGGATATCTTGTGGACAACACCTATGAGGACCCCAGCTAACCCGATTAACACCCAGGAGGATCGAAATGAACACAGTAGAAGCATTAAAGAATCTTTACAAAACCATGTCTGGCAAGGATTGGCCGTATGATCCCAACCCCACAGACGCGGAAGTGATCGATAAGATTGCTGCGGATGGAAATGCTGGGGGATCTGGTGGTGGCGTTATATTTATTGAGCACAAGACCGGCAGTGAGGGCAGCTGGTATGAAGGCACCACAATCGATCCGGGTCTCGGGGTGGAAGATCTCCTAAAATATACCTGGTGTAGTATTATGCCTATAACGACAGATTGTTGGGCTCCCTTCATGCCAGCGATTCCTATTCAGCAAAGCAGCGAAGATACAATTAAGGTCTTTGTCTCTGTCATCGAGGGAGAGCAAAACGTAGAAGTCCCAGTTTTCTACCACAAAGACACAGGCGTGATTAAATCGCTAGTAAGTGATTAAACCCCAAAATTTCCCGGGTGGAAAATTCGCTAAAAAATCTCCTTCTATAGTGAAACTATATTTCATTATAGAAAGGAGAAACTATGAACACAAACGAATTCTTGAAGAAATTTTATAGGCAGACCTTAGTTGGCAAGGGAACCGAGTATGAGAGCACAATACAAGATCTTAGGCCCATGGCCGTATGTGCGGACGGTTTTCAGATTTCGATCCAGGCAAGTCAGTGTCATTACTGCAGCCCGAGAAGGGATGGATGTATCGACTACAAAGAAGTCGAACTTGGCTTCCCGTCTCTGGCCGAAGAAATGATAAGGGACTATGCGGAGGATGACGATCTGACCAGAACCGTTTACGGATACGTACCCGTGGAGCTAGTAGATCGAATGCTGCAGAAGCACGGCGGAATTGCCGGCTACAGGAAAGCAGGCGAAGAACCCGAAGAACCCGTTTGGTTCGACAAGAACTGAATGTAGTTAGACCAGGTAAGGCCTCGTGATTAATTCACGGGGTCTTATTTTTTTCTACCGAACGCAGTGAGGAAGGGGCGAACAGTCGCGAAATAATCCTTCTCTATAATGAAACTATGTTTAGTAACAGAAAGGAGATACTATGGGACGCAAACCAAAGAAAAAGGGACCATACGAATTAACTTACGAAGAACTTATAGAGAGAATACAAGAATATCATGTAGCTATTTCGAAATTGGAGTCGGATATTTTTGATTCATTACCTTACACAAGTGCTCGTAACATTTGTATGGCTTTATTGGAAGCAGGGCGAGCGTGTCGAAAAGAAGTAGAAGAACTTAAACTAATCATAAAGGTTAGCTCGTGATTAATTCACGGGCTTTCTTTTTTGCCCATTCGCGAAATAATCCTTCTCTATAGTGAAAGAGAGGCAGAAAGGAGAGTAACTATGATTAACTATGTAAGAGAAGCAATGTATGAAGTTTATAAGAACGGGAAACTTCAGCAGACGCGAGTTGGATTTCTGTACAGCGAGAATTCAAATGTATCGGAAAAGATAGCTCGGCTGATGGCTGATTATCCCGCAAGTAAGGGATACGAATTAAAACTGGCTTACGATAGAAAACTGTAATAGCGATTATTTCATAGCCTCTCTTTTTTGTTCGCGAAAAAAACTAGCTCTTTTATAGCATAAAAACTGCTATTAAAAGGAGGTACTATTATGAAATGGTTTATCACAGCTTTTAAAGTAGGAGTAGGGTTTCACCTTGGAAAGATGCTGGTATGCTTGATACCGGAAATACCTAGGATATGGCGAACAACTATAATTAAGTATTCGGAGAGCGATACCGCACCTCAAGAGATAAAGAACTATGCTACCAAACTTATGGCTAAGGAGAAAAGACCGCAAAGACCTAAAGATGTTAAAATAGTAGGGTTTACAGCGTAAACAGCGTAAACAGCTTAAGAGGAAGACGGCTCAGGATTTATTCCTGGGCTGTTCTTTTTATTCGCGAAAAGTTCACCTCTTATAATGATAAGAAACTTAACTTTACACAAAGAAAAGGAGAAAAATTATGAAGAGAATGATGGCTATTATGATGATGGCTATTATGATGATGGTTGTTATGATGATGGTATTTGCAAACGCAGCATTCGCTGCAAGCAAAACTGAAGATCAGCCTAAGAAGGGAGTGATCACAACTATCGGCGAGACAGCTAAAGCCGGAGTGACCGCAGTAGGAAACGCTGCGGTAGCTACAGCGGAAGTTGCCGTCGGCGGAGTGATCATCGCCGGAGAGGCGGTCGGAAGCGTAGCTTGCAGGGGTGCGAGCGCTGTGAGGACTGGGCTTGGTAACAGCATTACATCACTGGGCAACAAGATCAGCGGATTTGGATCTTGGTTGTGTGGTAAGAAGTAAGATCAAAGGAGGGTCTGAGAAATATCTCAGGCTCTCTGTTTTTGTTTCGCGAAAAATACACTCTGTATAGTGAAACTGAAAATACATTTTACGGAGGTAATAATCATGATTATTTTGAGTTTGCTATTAATATTCCTTTTAGGAATAGTGATGCTTGTCCTGATTTCAAGCGGGGCATTCCTCGCTATATTCGGGGATTTGATAGTAGCAGTACTTGCAATAGTTGGCGTGATTAAGCTCATAAAAAGTATTGGCAAAAAGTAAAAGAAAGGAGAGGTTATTGGAGAAAATCCAAGCCTCTCTGTTTTTGTTTCGCGAAAAAATCACTTCCTATAATGACAAGAAAACTACATTATTTGGAGGTGTTAGTTATGATGGATTTTATGTATGGAGTGGCAATGATTGCACTTGGAATTCTTGTAGGAGGATTGTCATTAACGTACATCACTTGGATGGTGGCGTTTAGTGACAGGTTCTTCGACAAGGTGTACAAGAAGACAATAAATTGGTCGCTCAAGATCGCAAATGAAGTTCAGACGAAGATCGAAGAAGAACTGTACAAGTAAGGCACAAAGGCCCGGAGAGAAATCTCTGGGTCTTTTGTTTTTTCTTCGCGAAACATTCTCGCGCTTACATAGGAGGCCGCTAAGAAGAAGCATGCGAAAGGAGGTTAACAATGAAAAAGATTAAGATTTCTGAGGAACTGAAAAACAAGATTCTGAAATTACATCATGAGGAATTTCTCGAGTCGGGAGAGATTGCTCAGATTTTGAGTATTCCAGAGTTTGTAGTAGTGTCAGTGATTAATCCTCACTGGTAACCAGGTAATCGCTTCTTCTTAGCAGCCTCTTTTATTTTATCACTATTCGCGTAAAAAACCCAAGCTATAGTGATGCAAAGAGTCCACACAGAAAGGAGAAAAATATGTGGAATTGGCTCAAGAAAAAAGAAACAGAACTGGACAAGGTTCGTGAAAAGGCGTCCAAGACGCTCGACGAAGCGCTTGATCAGTACTCCCTCTTAGGAGATGAGGAGGGAAAGAAGGCGGAAGGATTGGCAGCACTCTACAAAGAGGTCTGCGCCGACGAAAATAACAGGAAGAATAATGTCCTGGGCGTCGTTGGGCAGGTGGTTGTAGGTGCTGGGTCGATCGCGATCGCGGTCGCGAACCTCTGGATGTTCAAGAGGAGCACTGAGAAAGAAGAGGCTGGCGAGATCTACGATACCACAACAAAGCGGACCACAGTCAATAATGGACTGATGGGAAGGTTTTTCAAGTGACGGACTTGCAGGCCGGAGGGTCTAGGAAGAAATTCCTAGGCTCTCTGTTTTTCAAATCCAGAAAAATCCCAGGGGTGAAATTTCATGAAAACTTTCTATAAGCCGATCGACGTGGCTGACAAGAGAGCTAAAGGAAAGGTATACCACTGCGATAACCCGATATACAACAGCTGCACGCTATATTTGCTGCCAGATGAACGTGGGTTAGCAGTGATTCAGCAGCGGTTTAATAAGGTACTAAAGGTGACGTGGTGGGGTCCGATTGACACAGTAATCAATGTGGACATATCGCAGCAGGAGGGCTTAGACGCATATTTGAATAAACATGCCCGCAAGCCTATTGATGGCATGTACCCGACGATTCCGTTAAGGAAAGTAATGTGGGGGCTGCGCATGAAACCATTGGAACACAAGATTTGGGAGACAAAATTCTGAGTCGCGAAAAAAACCTCTTCTATAGTGAAGCACTAGATGCACACACGAAAGGAGAGAAAAAATGAGTACTGTATTAATTGTATTAGGTATTATTCTTATAGTCGTTGGGATCAAGTGCGACGATTGATAAGGCGAGGAGTCTGGGAGAAATCTCAGGCTCTTTGCTTTTCGCGAAAAAAACTAGGCATATGGTGAAGTGACGTCCAGCAAAACAGAAAGGAGAAAAACTATGGACGAAAAGAAAACTATGCCGTTATGGAAGCTTAAGGCAAGGATCGCCCTTGCGGAAGCGAAGGCAAAGGCAGCACAGACAGCTAAGGCTGGGATAAACTGGGTTGCCTGCAACAAGGAACTTGCACTCGGTTTGAGCGCAGGAGCACTCGGTATTGCGAAGGCAGTATCGAAGGTTTCTGCAGGAAGACGCGAGGACAAGATCCACGACTGCAGGCACTGGGATCCCAGAGCCGGACGCTATGTCTGGAGTCGCCGGAAGCTGACGCGCCGCGAGGAGCGTGAGTTTGACGAAAGATACGCGGCTGGAGAATCCAAGTTTCATATCTTAGATGATATGGGACTGCTGAAGTAAGTCACGGGGGAGTCTAAGAAGAAATTCTTAGGCTCTCTGTTTTTGTCGCGAAAAATACATCCCTTATAGTGAACAAGTAAACAACTTATTCTAATTAATAAGGGGGTACTAACTATGAAAAGGAACGGAGTTATTATCGTGACGGACAATGATGCTAAGATGATCAAGTCGAAGCACTGGATGATCAGCAGGGGAATTACGTATAGAACGTATTACCTACCGATCGATCAGGAGCAGAAGAAACCGATGGTCATGGCTGAAATGTCGGTCATTGATAGGCTACTGTACCGGATTACATTTGGGAGTATGAAATCCGAGAAGGTAGTTGCTTACATGTGAAGACGAGGAGTCTGGGAGAAATCTCAGGCTCCTTTGTTTTTTAAAGATTCTTTAAACCAGGCAAAAGCGAAAGGAGAAAAAGATGAGAAAGGTATTGCTTTGGCTGAGTGGTGTTGCTGTTGGATTTGCAGGTGGAATTTATTGTTTGCTTCGCGGGCGATACACGCAAATGGGCCTTGTGCAGGACATTCTTTGCCACATTGAGAAGAGCGTGTATGGATCAGCCAGCACCTACAGGTTTGAGCCTGTGAACAGGGTGCCACGCTATACAAACTACGCAAACTACGCTAGAAAGCGCGAACAGTAATTTAAAGATTCTTTAAACCAGGCAGAAAATGAAAGGAGAAAACAATGCCTACAGTCACACAGAGAAAGAATGCGAAAGAACGAGTAGAGTACATCACGGAGCTTATTAAGGAATCCGGAGCAGAAGGCGTGAACGGAGCCGTTATCTGCGAGGATTGTGGACTCAATAACAAGCAGAGAAGCGTTATCATGTCCCGGCTTTTGGAGAAAGAGCCTCGGATCAAGCGAATCAGTGGCGGTAATCGAGTTCCCGTTTATATTTGGCAGGAAGCCAAGGAAGAGCCGAAGAAAGAAGAACCGGCGCCGAATCCGCTCCCCGCTACAACGCATAGCGCATTTTTAAAGAATCGTTACAAGAAGCAATATAACAATGAGGGGTATCTGGATATGACAGCATCTAAGGCGATCGATAACGTGGAGAAGGATCTGATTACACCGAAGGCGGGCGAGATTTGGACGTCCGAAGAGTCTAATGGCAAGCGTGTGTTCGTTTATATTTTGACCTATTCTGGCGACGCGGTGCAGTGTGTGAAGATGTACGACCGTAAAGACTACGCTACCGTGGATCAGGTTGCATTTCCTATTACTATGCCCCTCGGGGGATTGGATCTCGTGGGCGATCTTAACAGAGTAACTTTCAAGCTTAAGAGATATTTAGTCAAGCGCGAACGTAATTGCGTTGAGGCTCATCTTAACAGTACAATGAAAACTTTGGAAAAAATCTGGGGTTTCCAGTCGATTGTCAGGAAAGTCGAGGTCCCGGGTCCCGAGAGAGTTGTCACGAAGGAAGTGGTCAAGGAAGTTCCCGTCGAGAAGATCGTCTACCGGGATAAGGCGCCCGTCGAGGTACCTGATGGTTATATTTCAGAGCAGGAAGCTAAGATCGCAGGCCTTCAGCATCAAATGGAAATCTGGCGCAGTGCATTCTGGGCGGTTGCAAAGAGCCGTTCGGAATCCGCGAAAAATTAACTGGTTATAATGAAACTGACGGACATTTGAAAGGAGGAAACAATGAAACGTTCGGAAACTAAAGATCTTATCAGACAATGTGAGAATATTGAGCGTTTGCGATGGCGTAAGTGCTTAGTAGCTTTCTTTACAGGAGGATTACTCATGTATGAAGCATTAAGACAGGCTAACGGCGCGGGACGAGCAAGACTCATGCATGATCTGCTGCGAGATAACCCGGATAACTTCATAGATGATGAAGATTGACCGCAGTTAATAGACAAATGGTAGTTTGAGAGCCTAGAAATTTCTGGGCTCTCTTTTTTATCAACGAAAGGAGAAAGATATGAAGATTCACTATGAATCTAGGAAAGACTGTGATGAAGAGCTGGTTGTAAAGTGGGTAAAATGCGCGGCATCCGTGCTGCTTATCGCGAACGCGAGGGATCTTAAGATAAAAAGATGGGCGCAGACGATTGTTGAAGCTGCTGGCATTGCAGGGCTGTTTAAGAATGCAGCTGAGTTTGGTCAGGTACTTCAGATCAGAGAAGAACACTACCCGAAAGGAGAACGGAAATGAATATTAAGTCGCTTGCCGTAAAGGGCATCAAATTCTGGAACAAACACGATCGTACGATCCTGAAAGGCGTTAGCATTGCCAGCTCGCTTCTAGCGGTGGCATTTGCCTGGAACGCGCGCCCGAAGTGCGAGAAAGCACTTGAGGAACTCAATGCGAGGAACGCCTCAAACGTTGAGAAAGCAAAGACCCTTGGAAAGATCGTAGGCCCGATGATAGTTGCAGAGGCAGTTTCTGTAGGAAGCAGCCTGTTTGAGTATAAGAAGACAGGCGAGAAGCTAGCCGGAATGGTTAATGCGGTATCGACCTACAAAGCCCTTAGCGAGATCCGTAAGGAAGCTGAGAAGGAAAATCTTCCGGAGGAGAAAGTCAAGGAGATTGATGATGCCATTGTAAAGAAGCGTTTGGAAACGGCCAGCTCGGAAGAGATCGAAACAACTGGCCACGGCGACACGCTATTTATCGAGCCAACATACACCGGCAAGGTATGGCGAGGGTCGAAAGACTACTGGGATCTGTGCGTAGAAAAGTGTAACTCAAAGCTTTTCGCCTGCTATGACAAGTACGGAATCCTGAAAAAGGACGAATTTGCCATTTCCTTCTGGGACATCTTCAGAGAACTGAAGCTTAGAACGTATGACATGCTCTTTATGCTCGAATTCCCAGCGAGAGATTTTAAGGAGCTGCCGGTGATGCTAGAGCCTGTAGAGTTTACTGAGAAGGATGGCAGCACGTCGCTTGGGTACAAGGTTGTGTTCACGCATAGACCTTCTATCGCATACTCAGATCTTGTGGAGGGATGATATGGAAGTTGGCGAAACTAAAATTGTGGAGTTTAACGAGTATTGTGCAACCTGTAAGTACAGGGATTTAGACGAAAAAGACGATCCCTGCTTTGATTGCTTGGCGGATCCGGTAAATGTGTACTCGCATAAGCCGACTAAATGGAAGGAGCGCGAGTAATTCGCGAAAAAAACCACTTCTATAATGAAACTGATAGTTCAGCTAGAAAGGAGAAAAAAATGGCTGAAGAAAAGAAGACAATTGACGCAACTGTTAATAGTGACGGCAAAGTTGTTGAGGAGAAGGAGAAGTTCTCCCTCAAGAAGAAGTGGGCAAAGGCCCCGGGCTGGATGAAGACGGCGGTAAAGATCGCTGGAGTCGTCGGCTTGGCGGCTGGAGCATACGTCATCGGGAAGAGGAACGACGCACCGGACTCCTGGCAGCAGCTGCCGGAACTTGACACGGAGCCGTCGGAGGAAGTCACACCCGAGTAATCGGACTGGCGACTATTGGGATCCAGAGGGTCTAGGAAGAAATTCCTAGGCTCTCTGTTTTTGTTTAGAAAGGAGACATGCATGGCTGATAAGAGGCCTATCGAAACCGTAGAAGGATTGGTCATGGAAGACAAGAAACCATTCTGGAAACGGGTATACGATATGATCTTTGCGGAATCCATTGAAGATGTGCGCAAGGATGTAGCAAAGCACGTTATTGGCCCGTATATTAAAGATTTCTTCTGCGATCTATTCACCGAAGCAGTTCAGAGATCTATCTACGGATCTGGAAAAAGCAAATATTCTCTGCGTGGCAGTGCCCGAAACCTGGTAAGAAACCGGGTTGACGAAGCTTCGTATGAGCAGTATTACAAGCGGTCGCAGCCAAAATCAGAGAGTGATGAACTCTATGAGCCGGTTGTTATGGACAGCCGCGCTAAAGCCGAACGAGTAATCATGATACTCCAGGCTAGGATAGCGGAATACGGCGAAGCAACTATCAACGAACTTAACGACTGCCTGAAGAGGATCGGCAAGTTCACTGACGAGTACTATGGTTGGAAAGATCTGAGCGGCGCAAATGTTCGCAAGCTTGGTCTTGACGAGTATCAGGTAATTCTGCCTGAACCAATCCAGTTAACGAAGAAAGGAAGGCCTTATACATATGAAGTTTGATTTGATCAATACGGCGAAGAGTGTTGCCTCTCGGGTGGCGTTCTTCATGAAGGACAAGTCCCCAGAACTCTGCTTTGCAGGCGGCGTTGTTAGTCTGATTGCCGCTGGATATTTTGTATGGAATGGGAAAGCAAAGTGCGAAGAAGCTATGAAGAAGCATGAGGAGCGCATGAAGCGCATCCAGGAACTCGAAGAGGCTGTGCGCAAAGGAGCTCTCGATCCTGCCGAGGTCACCCCGAAGGAAATTAAGGGCCAGAAAAGGCACTATTGCATGAAGACTGCTGTGGAATTTGCAAAGATCTTTGCTCCGATTGCCATTCTGACTATTACCTCGATGGCTCTGTTTGGAAAGTCAACAGCGATCTACAAGGGGCGTTACCTGGCATCTGCGGCGGTCTGCACGCAGCAGAGTAAATACATAAAACAGTTGGAGGAACAACTGGGAGAGGACAAGGTCAAGGAGTTGTCTACTCCAGTCAAGGACCCTGACACGATGGTGATACTAGCGCCGCCACTCTCAGAAGCTCCCGTGTTCTTCTTTGACTGTCGATCGCGGGAGTGGATTGACGGAGATCCGGAGGCAACAAAATGCAACCTGAAGCGCCTGTACAATGTAGCGAACGATCTTCTTCGAATTAACAAAAAGGGGATCTTTCTTAACCAGATAGTAAAACTTCTGGATCTTCATACTGGCACCGACTGTATCATAGGAACTGAGCAGGGGCAGATTTATGGTTGGAGCATGAGCAAGAATCCTGATGATGGCGCGGACGGCTATATTGACTTCGGCGTTGATTGGGACAATACCGATTTCTCGCAGGATGTACTGATCCGGTTCAACTGCGATAAACGACCATTGCTTGGCCGCAGCGGAATGAGCAAACGATAAGGAGACCAATATGAACGGAATTAAAGCAGCTATTATCTTTGCAGCAGGGGCGGTAACGGGGGTTCTCGGAACCGCCTATCATTTTATGAAGAAGGCCGAAAAAGCGTGTAACGAGTACGAAGAAAAGTGCAACCGTGAGTATCAGGAGCTTCGCCAGCTGGCTGGCCTGACAAAGGATTACAAGAGCGAATCTCTGGAAAATTCCCGGGAGGAAAAATCGGAAGAACCTTCCAATCTTGCCCGTGGAAGGAAGACCCAGAAGCACGATTACACAAAATACTCCAAGACAGAGCCTGAGGATGTACACGATGTGATTGCGCGGGCTGAGAACAAGCTCGCAGAAGAAGCAGCCCCAATCGAAGGGGAATCAAGTGGCTCCCGACTCAGAGGGCCTCGTCGTATCAAGCAGGAAGACTATGGCGCTAATCGCACGCTGGAAACAAAAGAGCTGTTCTACTATATCGGGAATGGCGTCGTGACGGATGAGGATGATGAACTCATTCTCCCTGATACACTAGAAGCCATGATCGGTGATGGGCTTACTAAGTATGGGTTTAATGAGAATTCAGAACCTAAAGCTTGGGTGAGAAATGAACGAATGGGCTATGATTTCCAGATTACAAAGATCAAAGCGTCATACACTTCCAATGGCTAATGCTTGGGAAAGGAAGGTATGAGCAACTTAAAGTATCTAATGTGGCTGTGCGATAGGGTAGGGCTGGACACTAAGAAGTACAAGCGTCTGGCTTCTACTCTATATCGCATGCCGTTTGAATGGCCAGGAAAAATTCCAATGGACCGCAATCGAGCACAGGATGGCGTTGTACTTAGGTATTATTACAATCAGGAAACTGGTAATACTCCGCCTAGTGACGATTTGGACTGTTCTGTCCTTGAGATGCTCGTGGCGCTTGTTGAGCGAATGGACTCTATCATTGGGGAGCCTGGCATAACTAAATACGATGTCTGGTTCAAAGAGATTATGGCTAACCTCGAACTAGACGGCGAAACCGACGAATTCTTTAGGGGGGAGGAAGTTAGAGATATCATTCGCAATGCGATGACTCGTAACATTGATTACGATGGACTAGGGGGGTTCTTTCCGCTTCGTCATCCGTATGAAGATCAAAGGGATCTGTCAATCTGGACTCAAATGTCCTATTACATCAACGAAAGATATTAAGGAGGATTGCTATGAGACTTGTAAAGCTTGGGCTGAAGATTGGGTTTGTGTGGTTTGTTGCCGGGTCAACGAAGCAGTGGCTTGATGCGATCGAGACTGTGGTTCTTAAGAGGAAAGTAGTGCCTGGCTTACAGAACTTCACAGAGAAGCTTGACAACTACATCGCGAAGCAGAAGGAGGCACAGAATGCAGAAAAAAAAGAGCAGAGCGTCGAAGGCTCCGAGAAGGAGTAAGATCTTTCTTGCTTCGGCGCTGGTGGGAATCATGATTGCAAGTTCCTCTCCTGCAGCAGAAACCGAAATGGAGACTGAGCCAGCATATTCCGAGGAGGATTTGAATCTACTGTCACATCTAATCGCTGGAGAATGCGAGGGGTGCAACAGGCAAATGAAAACATACGTTGGGTCCGTGGTCCTGAACAGGGTCGCGGATCCTCGTTATCCGGGAACACTTCGAGAGGTTATCTATCAACCAGAACAGTACAGTTGCACCTGGGATGGAAACTTCGAGAAAGAGCCAGGGGAAGAAACTATAGAAGTCGCAAAGTACCTGCTTGAGAACGGCAGCCAGCTCCCTCCAAACGTGATATTTCAGGCTGAATTTAAGCAAGGTACTGGCACGTACGGCGAACCTTTACTGGCACCTAATGGCGTAGAAATGTACTTCTGTACAGGGTGATATTTGTAAGAAAGGAGATAAACGAATGCATAATTACAATGAGGATAAGGTAGAAACTGCGATTGTGTTAACAGGCAGCGAACTCGCAAAGCGGCTTAAGGACGCCAGAAATGTAGGTATCAATGATGCATGGGAGCTGGCAAAGAAGTGGGTAAAGTTAAATAAATCTCTGAACATGTCTGCAGAGGACGCATTTTTAGAAGCGGAAAGGGAGGACGCCAGAAATGTAGGTATCAATGATGCATGGGAGCTCCTCGCCGCTTTAACGGAACTTAAAGATCAGCTTTCGGAACTCGAGACAAAGGCAAATAAACTTAAAGGCCGGTTAGAAAACTATGTATCGGCGCGGGGGTAAAGCATGTATTACAGAGTAAGAAAGTCCTGGGAAGACACCAAATCTCAGCTGGGGGCCTTCACGATTCTCGAAAACGCTATTAAGAAGTGCGACGAGAATCCGGGATATTCTGTCTTCGATGAAGACGGAAAGGTAGTTCATAAGGCTGGGACAGTTGTAATTAGAACAATGTCATACAAGGCAAAGCTTCTCAAGAAGACTGGAAAGCATCCTGCAGGTCAGAAAGTAACTGTTACTAGAAACCGGAAGAAGCAGTGGGTCCTTAAGGATGGCACTGTAGTTAACCGTACGAACCTGACCCTCACTAAACAGGTCTATGACACAAACTGCCGATATTCTAAGGCAGATGCGGAGGCATATGTTAATAAAGAAGGTTTTGCGTCGCCTACTGACTGGCTGTTCTGGTGCAACAAGTACGGGCAGCGAGTCTATATTTTCAAAGGAAAGAAAGGTGCTTGGGTGCTGGAGAAAGTCTTCAGATGTGGAACCGGGATCATCACATCAGATCAGGGTGTTGGTTTCTCATGGAAGATCTGGAACAAAGACAAAGCGTTCAAAGGACCGAGGGTGACACAGTACTGGAACATGCACTACTCAAGCCCGGGAGGAAACTCGATCCATAAGGGGACCATCGGCAAGCCGTCAACGCATGGGTGCATTGCATTGGGCAAGAAAGCAGCCATCTGGGCGTTTAACACGCTTCCGCTTAATACAAGAGTAGTGGTGTTCTAAGATATTTGGAAAGGAGAACAAATGAGTAAAGAAGTAATAGCAATGATCTTATGCTGCCTTATTTTGGTAGCCAGTCTGGTTATGTTTTTCTACTCGGTAATTGCGCTTAAGAGTAAAGAGCAGAAGTTAAAGGACTATATGCTGTCTCGCGATCTTAAGTGGGATGAGTACAGTCTCACTGTAAAACGAGTAGACGAGTCGATAGACGGCATTCTTGATCAGTTGGGAAAGGTGCTCGCACATGACAAAGCCGTGTTGGATGACATGCATAATCTAACATCAGAGACGCAGCACGTAAATGCAATAGCAGAGGCATTAATCAAGGAGATCCGGAATGGCGACTATCGAGTTAGACAGGGAAGCGGCGATCAGGCTGAGTGAAGCTATATTTGGACAGCTGTGCAAAGACTACTGCAAAGACTATGGGGTAAATAAAGGCTCCATATGGACCATGGAGCAGTACATACGAAAGTTTCCTCTCACGAGCAACAATGCCGACTATATTATCAAACGGCTTAGAGCTCTGGCGGAGTCCAAGCAGAAAGTGAAGCACAAGCAGCATAGGACAACATATAAGAAACGGAAAAGGGAGGAGATATGAATTAAATGTGGTGGTTAGTTTTATACCTGGTAATTGGAGCACTTGTGATGATGAAAGCAGGAGCCTCATTAAGAGGTGACTCTACGAATGACACGATGATAAACATCACAGTACGCCTTATCTCAATCATAGCCTGGCCGATCATGATGACGGCAGCATTAGCAATGACTATCAATGATGTAAGAAACAAGGAGGAAGAACTTAAATGATTGCTTATGTGTGTGATGAGTGTGGGAAGGTCATTCCCAAGAACGCGGGAAGATATTTACTGAAGTCTATCAAGGCGTCTAACCAGTACGTAGATCCGGTCGTGATCTGTCTGTGCGAGTCTTGCAAGGACAAGTGGGCCGAGAAGGTTCCGGAACTGTTTCGGTTCAACGAGGCCGTTGCAATCAAGGATGTTTTAGAAAGGAGATCTTGAGAATGGGACTGATTCCGAGAGAAACACAGAATAACATTAATGCGGCACTTAGGTGTCTGTATTCGATCGACAAGAGCCTTGGCCGGATTGCTGACGCGCTGGAACGGAATAACGAGATCCATGAGATCGAGGGCATTAAGTTCTATGCCGAAGAAGGAGAGATCGTCGACGAGACTGAAGCTAGCATCTAAATCCGCGTAAAAATCTCGTTCTATAGTGACACAGATGGTCACTATAGAAAGGAGATAATTATGTGGCGTATTAAGAGTTGGTTTTGGAGAAACCTGATGAGCTTTGCCAAGACTATGGTGGATTTATTCGATAGCAGAATGGATACTGCTAACCCGGAATGGGCTAGTAAGCCATACGCGAAGAATCTACTTAGAGGTAAGCTTTGGTGGAAGCGCAGGTGGTACAAAGCCTCTGTAAACTACGCGAGATCTCTGGGCTTTGAGATCAAGTGACGCATGGAGGGTCTAGGAAGAAATTCCTAGGCTCTCTTTTTCTTTTTGGCGGCGAAAGGAGAAAATTATGGATGTGAAAACAACGTATGAGGTAGAGCTGGAACTGGCGATGGATGAGAACGAGGATAAAACTCCAAAAGATATCTGCGTCGAGGGGTGCATGGCACAGGTTACTGATGCTCTGACCGGAAAGAATTTTCGTAGAATGCTTGGGGCAATTGAGGGACAGATCCGAGCTGCTTATAACGCAGGCTATAACGAAGGCAAAAACTGCGGTGAGGCTTCGGAAGATATTTGGCGCATGGTTCAGACCGTTGCGAAGTATGATTGCGACGAACTCGACTACGCGTTCCATACTGGAGAATTCCTGTCAGATGCGTTCAAGGAGTATAAGCTGAAGGAGTTCCGCGAGCTATATCTTAAGCACGACAAGGAAAAAGCGCAGCAGAAAGATACGGATATCCGTGTCGGTGATGAGGTAATTGGCATTCCCCTTGACACCATTAGGTTGGTGGGTCCTCACAAAGGTTGGGCTATTAGGGTCGGTATGACTTATGTAACGGTCTTCGATAGCGTCACCGGAAAGGTCTTCGATATGTCAAAAGTCACTTGCACTAAAACCGGCCGTTCTTACATACTGTAAATCTCTACGAATAAGAAAGGAGATCGAACATGACAATCAAAGCTAAAACCATATTTAAGATGTTGGCTATTGTCTGTGTACCGCTGACCGGATATTTGGCAGCAAGAGGAACCAAGAAGTATCAGGAGGAGATGGAGAAGCTGAAGGAGGAAAAGCCTGAAGCCGATATTACCACTCAGGACAAAGCAAAAGCAGCCGTTAAGAGCTATGGAATGGCCGCAGCGACTGGCGTAGCAGCTGTAGGCTCCATCATCGCGATCGACAAGATCACATATAAGGAGCTTGTAGCAGCAGGAAGCGCTGTTGCTCTCGGGAAGAACAAACTCGAACGGAAGATCCGTGAGTATAAGGCTTATCGAGAAGCGACGATTGCTAATGTTGGAAGAGACGCAGAACGGGATATTCGAAAGGATGCCGCAGAGATTTATACTCGGCAGTCGTATGTCTCTGGTGCCGCAACCGACGAAACCGTCCATACATTCCGTCTCGACTGGTTCGGGGAAGAAAAATGGATATATTTTGATGCCACATATTCCGAAGTGATGGCGGCTCTTATGGCAATGAACGCCGAGCTTGCTGACGAAGGATGCGTAAGGGCGGTCAATATCTTCACGGAAACGGGGCATTCTGATCTTATTACCGACGAGATGATGTCAAGGTGCTGGGACGACATGATGATGGCAAACGAATTAACTTCGTATATTCCATTTGATACCATCATGGCACCGGACGGCGTCATTGAAATAAGGACCAATGTCTACCCTAACGACAACTATGATGAATACATTGAAAACTATACGATTATGCCTGAGGAACTGGAAGGGGTGATTTGATGGATGTATGAATACGACTTCTTTGAGGTAGCAGTAGATTGGATGAAAGACACCCGAGTCGTGTACCCAGTATTTATCGTCAGCACCCGCCTTAAGGATCTCATGGTCCGTGGCGGGGATTTTTATGCTGTTTGGGATGAAGATACTGGAATGTGGTCTACCGATGAGAATACAGTAATCGACATCGTGGACAGAGCACTCCTTGCGAAGAAAGAGGAGTTGGACGCAGCAGGAGGCGGGCGTGTTACAGTACGGCGAATGAAGTACTCGAACGGCAAGTCAATCGACGCCTGGCATAAGTATGTGAAAGATCAGATGCGAGACAAGTATACCCCGCTTGACGAGACGATTACATACGAGAACACCAAGGTGAAAAAGAGCGACTTTGTCTCAAGGCGCCTGCCATATACGTTGCAAGAAGGAGATATTTCTGCTTATGACGAACTTGTTGGAACACCATTCGATGAAGACAATCGAAGAAAGCTGGAATGGGCTGTGGGAGCGATTGCGACAGGCGATTCGAAACATATCCAAAAGTTTATCGTCTTGTATGGACCGGCTGGCTCGGGTAAGTCAACATTTCTTAACATCGTTGAGCAGCTCTTTGCAGGGTACACGTCGACATTTGACGCAAAAAGCATGGGCGCGTTCAACAATCAGTTTGCGCTTGACTCCCTCAAAGGGAATCCGCTCGTATCGATACAGCACGACGGGGATTTATCGAGGATCGAGGACAACACGATGCTTAACTCGGTCGTGTCGCACGAGACGATAGAAGTCAATCCGAAGTATGGTCGGAAGTACTCAGCCAAGTTTAACACCTTTCTGTTTTTAGGCACAAACAAGCCTGTAAAAATCACAGAGGCTAAGAGCGGACTTCTCAGGAGGTTGATCGACGTAAAACCGACAGGAAATAAGATCCCGTACAAGCGGTACCAGGCGTTAATGAAGCAAGTGAAGTTTGAGCTTGGAGCCATCGCTTATCACTGTATCCAGGTGTATAAGGAACTGGGCGAGGACTACTACGAATCATACGTTCCTGTTGAAATGATGTCGGCAACTAACGACTTCTACGACTTCATGCAGAGCTGCTACGACGACTACATTGAATCGGACCACGTAACATTAACTGAGGCATGGAAACGCTACAAGGAATACTGCGAGTTCGCTAATGCGTACCAGTTACCTATGAGAGCAGTGCGTAATGAGCTTCATAACTACTTCAGGGAGTATGAGGAGCGAGCACGTATCAATGGGGTGCAGGTACGCTGTTTATATTCTGGATTCCGTGTAGACAAATTTCAGATAGGAAAGGAGGATAGCAGTGGCGAAGATGGTCATACTGCTGGTTCTGACGCTACTGACGCTAGCAGCGGTAATTCTGGATTCGGATGGCTAACATTTAAAGACCAGCCATCGTGGTTCGATTCAAATTATGGCGATTGGCTTGCCCAATATGAAAAGGACTACGGTAAGGGCGGACAACCGGAACAGGCATGGGCAAAGTGTAAAACTAAGCTGTCGGATCTGGATACAAGGCAGACTCATTACACAAAACCGCCAGAAAACTACCCGATCTTGATGGCAGATTTCGATCTGAGGAATGAAGCTGGCGAGAAAGATCTGAATTTAAACCTGAAAGCCGCGTTGGAATGGCCAAAGACATACGCTGAATTGTCAAAAAGCGGCGGCGGGATTCATCTCTACTATCTTTACGATGGCGACATGACGAAATTGAGCAGAATCTACGCCCCAGGAATAGAAATTAAGGTCTTTACCGGTGGTTCAGCAATACGACGCAAACTCACACTTTGCAATAATGAGCCTATTGCTCACATCACAAGTGGGTTACCAATGAAAGGAGAACGGAAAAAGAAGGTGGATTGGAAAGGATTTAAGGACGCGCAGCACCTTCATAATCATCTGGTCAAGGAAATCAAGAAGAACCTTGCTAAAGAAGTGCACGCAGACACAACATCATCCATACATATGATCAAAAAGGTATTGGACGATGCATATGAAAGCGGAATTCCCTATAACGTGACCAGTTTCTTTGGCCCTGTTAGGGATTTCGCGGCAGCATCAACTCATCAGGCAGATCATTGTTTGGAATGTGTTACGCAAATGCACTTCAAAAGTGAGTCAGTTGAACGGGTAGAGGCCGCATTGACGGATTTAGCATCGTCGGAAGAAAGGCCTTTGATTGTATTGGACATTGAAATCTACCGTCCAGACCCAAAAACTGATAATGAAGGGCTGTTCCTCATCTGTTGGAAACGCCAAGGGGCTCCAAGAGACACAATTGTTGCGATGGTTAATCCATCAGCTGAGGAAGTCGAGGAATTATTCAAGTGCGACATTGTTGGGTTTAATTGCCGAGACTATGATAACCACATGCTCTGGGCTGCTTCGATGGGTATGAATAATGCCGGGCTGTATAATCTTTCATATAGAATGATAAACTTGCACGATAACAGTGCAAAATACGGTGAAGCATACAATCTCTCAAAGTGGGATGTTTATGAGTACTGTAAAGCAGCAGGAAAACGGCAGAGTCTAAAGATGTGGGAGATCGAACTTGGCCAGTCCCATATGGAAATGGGTATACCATGGGATCAACCGGCACCAAAAGAGCGGTGGAACGACATTATCGAATATTGTAAGAACGATGTCGAGGCGACTGATGCGGTATTCATCGCCACTAAGGGTTTTCGACTTGCTAGAGAATTCCAGGTGAATCTGGTTAAAGCTTTGCATGGGGACGAAATAGCGGTAAGCACAAACGATACTGCAAACACTCTGTCAAAGAGGGCTATTTTCGGTAAGAATAGAAACCCTCAGTCCGAGTTCAACTACAGAAACCTGGCATTGCCTGTAGGATCCAATCAGTATGAAGAGTATCGCCGGAAATTTGGATCAGACTATAAGTTCCGTGTGTGGAACGAGAAAGGGCTACCAGAGTACAGGGATTATGTACCAGGCGAAGTGCTACCAGAAGGATGGTCAATTCTGCCATTTTTCCCGGGGTATGAATTTGATGGAATGGCTCCAAAAGGGTTCAAATCCAAGTTCCATGATGATTATGGTGGGGAAGGTGGAAGAACATTCTCCGCGCCGGGAATGTATGTAAATGTGTGGGACGGAGACATAGCGTCTCAGTATCCGCACTCAATCATGGCAGAGGTGCTGTTTGGGCCAAGATATACAAGGATCTTCGCCGATATTGTTCAGGCGCGTATTGCAGTCAAGCATAAAGACTTCGAGACTGCCGGCCAACTACTGGAAGGAGCCCTAAAGCCCTATCTCTCAGAGGATGCTGCTGGCGATCTGGCGCAGGGCATGAAGATTATTATCAACTCTGTCTACGGCCTTACTAAAGCTACGTTTGAAAACGAGTTTAGAGATCCTAGGAATGTTGACAATATTGTCGCAAAACGTGGAAATCTCTTCATGCTCGTGCTCAAAGAGCAAGTCGAACTTCGAGGCTTTAAGGTCGTCCACATCAAGACTGACTCCATCAAGATCGCAAACGCAACAGATGACATTAAAGAGTTTGTAATCAAGTTCGGTAAGGAATATGGTTACAACTTTGAGACAGAAGGCGAATTCGAGAAGTTTGTGCTGCTAAATGATGCTGCCTACGTCGCATATGACAAGAAAGAAGGCTGGATCACAAAAGCAAAACAAATGCAGGAGCCATATGTCAAGAAGACGCTGTTCACCAGAGAGCCTGTTACATTCGACGACACCTGCCAGACATTCAATGTTCATGAAGGAGCAATTTACATAGACTTGAATGAGCCTCTGATAACTGCGCATGCTGGAGATGAGGCGTCACTCATTTCGATGGAAGCAGAAATGGATAAGATCAAGAAGGCTCTTGAAAAGGGCAAAGTCCCTCGTGGGTATGGCAGTGTGGATGACATGCAGGAAACGCTTGCCAGGCTAACAGACGTGACGTCTAAATGCCACAGCTTGCAGTTTGTCGGAAGGGTCGGAAGGTTCTGCCCAATTAAACTCGGATATGGCGGAGGAGTTCTCTATCGGGTACAGGATGGGAAGAATTATGCCATTGGCGGGACAACCGGCTATAGGTGGTTGGAAGCAGAGTACGTTAAAGAGCACGGACTCGAAGAATTTATTGACACGTCATACTTCACACGGCTTGTCGATGAGGCAGCAGAAGCAATAGGGAAGCTCGGAGACCTGGAGTGGTTCATCAACGGTGATGCTGGTGAGCCAATGCCAGGCTTTATTAATGAGCCGGAACCAGAGGTTTATATTTCAGAGGGCACTGACGAAGAGGTGCCATTCAACTAAGAAAGGAGAGTAACTATGAGACTTGTTAAGAGAGGCGCAAGAAACTTCACATTAGAAGGGCTGACTACTGACGACTTCAAGTGGAAGAATGCTGAGGGAAGACCCGGCCTGAATCCGAACTATGCTCCGCAGCATTACATCATGGTATGGCTGACCAGTGATGTTGCCGACGAGATGGTAGAGGCAGGCTTCGATGTGCGTATGGGGCTTGATAAGAAGCATCTGGATGCCGGTGAGAAGCCGTGGGTCAAGTTCATCATGAAGCCGAAGATGCGGCCGAACAGAGATACCGGAGAGGACGAGTTCGTTCCGAAGATCGTTATGAAGACTCCCAGCTCAACTACGAGGTTTGAGTCTGCATCAAAGCTGGAGCTGATTGATCGTTCCCTCATCGAGAAGGCCGACATGGCATTCCATAGCTGGGCATCAGATGAGCACAGGCCTCCGTCACTGTACATTGATAGTTTCTGGTTCACTACAGCCGATTCTGTAGGCACCGGCGGGGATGAGTTTGATGCCGAATATGGGTATGGTTATGACGCTGTTCCGGAGCCTGATAACGACGAAAATACACCGTTTTAAGGTGTGTCAAAAAGTGTGTCAAATATTTCGTGTGTCAAAAAATATTTGACACATTTGGCATTTTTTGGCGAAAATCTTAAAAAATTAAGAAAATCTTAAGAATTGTGTCAAAAAAAGTGTCACACTCGAAAAAAGTGTCACACCCCACAAACGTGTCAACCACGCGGAAAATCGGACTTTTTGTGTCAAATGTCAAAAAAATACTATAAAAGATTATAAAAAAAATAAAATTATATAGTTTATAGGGAATTTTGACTTTTTTGACACAATTAGCCATTTTCCGCGATTGAGGGCTGAAATGTCACTTGCATTATATGACTATCAAATTGATGCTGTAAAACAGCTGAGGAACGGCTGTATCCTCGATGGTGACGTTGGAACTGGCAAGAGTAGGACCAGTCTCGCCTATTGGTACTTCAGAGTGTGCAAAGGGCAAGTTCCTGTTAATGGCAAAGGCACCATCCGGCTAATGAAAGATCCACGCGACCTGTACATTATCACAACAGCGAAGAAAAGGGACTCGCATGAGTGGGAAGAGGAGCTGGCGAGCTTCGGACTGATAGGTGGCGTGAACAAGGATGATGGTGTCACCATTACCATAGACTCGTGGAATAATATAAAAAAATATAAAGACGTCTATGGAGCTATGTTTATATTTGATGAGCAACGAGTAGTGGGCTCTGGATCATGGGTGAAGGCGTTCCTCAACATCGCAAGAAAGAATCACTGGATCTTGCTGAGTGCCACACCAGGAGATACATGGTCAGATTACATACCGGTGTTTGTTGCGAACGGGTTCTACAGTAATAAGACCGACTTCACTAGGCGCCATTGCGTTTACAGCCGATTTGCCAAGTACCCAAAGATTGAGAGGTACGTTGATCAGGGAATACTTGCCCAGCATCGAGCGGACATTCTTGTGCACATGACCATGACTCGTGAAACAGTGCCGCATCATGTGTGGATACCGTGCACGTATGACAAGGAGTTGTACAAGACAGTATGGAAAGACCGATGGGATCCCTATGATAACAAGCCTATCGAGGAAACAGGTAAACTATTCTATCTGCTTAGAAAGGTAGTGAACAGTGATGCTAGCAGAATCGAAGAAGTTCGAACGATTTGTAGAAGACATAGAAAAGTCATCATCTTTTACAACCACACCTATGAGCTCCATACACTCAGGGAGTCGCTCATGGGCGAGGTTGACGATATCGGAGAATGGAACGGAGAAGTACATACTCCTGTTCCGACCAGCGAGGACTCGTGGGTATACCTCGTACAATATATTGCCGCTTCCGAAGGCTGGAACTGCATACGAACGAATTGCATTGTCTTCTATTCTCAAGACTATAGTTATAGACGAACGAAACAAGCAGAAGGCAGAATCGACAGGGTGAACACCCCGTTCAAAGATCTGTACTACTACCACCTGCGAAGTAGTGCTCCTATTGACCTGGCAATAGCGAGAGCTTTGAAGCAGAAAAAGAACTTCAACGAGCGGACGTTTTTGAAACATTAGCTTTTCTTTTAGTCGCGTAAAAAACACGGCCTATAATAGAAGGGAGAGAATAGGTTTTAGAATCTATTCTCTCTTTTTGCTTTTGTCGAGAAAGGAGACACAATGAAGGAGAGTAAGTTTCAGCATGACTTGATCCGGGAGATTAAAGAACGGTTCCCCGGAAGCATTGTTCTAAAGAACGATGCCACATACATTCAAGGCATTCCTGATCTCCTTGTTCTCTATCGCGACAGATGGGCTGCGTTGGAAGCGAAGAAGAGCAGCACGGCAGCTCATAGGCCGAACCAGGATTATTACGTTGAGACCATGAACGGCATGGGGTATTCAACGTTTATATTTCCAGAGAACAAGGAGGATGTAATGAATGAGCTCACTGAGTACTTTCATGGATCACGCTCTATTCAGTCCTAGTCAACCGGCATGGCTGAATTACGATGACGATGATCTAATCAATGCGTATTGTAATTCGCATAGAGCAGCTCTTGGAACGGAAATCCATGAGTGGTCTTCTGCGCAGATCAAGCTTAGCAATAAGGTCTCCAACATTAAGGAGATCGAAAAAGGCGTAAAGACTCACATCTTTGAGAAGTATACCGGCACTGGCGCCGACTATGGAAAGATGCTTCTCGAGAACATGGATTATTTGCCACATGAGATCTATCCAACAGTTAAGCTGTTTGTTAACGACTCTATTGGGTATCGGATGTCGTCCGAGCAGAAGATCGAGTACTCTGATCTATGCTGGGGTACGTCGGATGCTATCACGTGCGTCGATAACAAACTGTTTATATTTGATCTGAAGACTGGCAGCAGGCCGGCTAAGGAAACGCAGCTGCTCGTGTATGCAGCACTGTTCTGCTTACAGGAGCACACGAAGCCCAATGAGCTGGAGATCGAAACCAGAATCTATCAGAATGGAGACGCCCTTATTACTAACCCGCCTTCGGATGTGATCTATGACATCATGAGCAAGATAGTACATCTTGACTCTGTGATTGGCAAATTCAGAGGACGCAGGTGAACTCAAGCATGCGTCACCGGTCCGCGTAAAAAACACACCTTGTAATAGAAGAGAGAGTATAGGCTTTAGAAAGCTTATGCCCTCTCTTTCTTTTATGCTCAGAAAGGCGATTACAATGATTGACTATTTGATGCACGAAGGAAAAGCATGGGATGAGAATCCACCAGGACGAGGCTCTGGAAGATACGCTCATGGAAGTGGCGAAAATCCTTATCAGCACGATCCAACGTTTTTAGGCAAATTTGAACGCTATAAAGCGAAAGGACTGACTGAGAAAGAGATAGCTGAGAAACTGTGTTGCTATGATGTCTATGGCAATCCGACAACGAAAGCTTTAAGAGCCAGAGTAAGTGCTGAGAAGGCAAGTATTAAGCAGAAGCAAAGAGTGGATGCCCTTAAGCTGTATGAAGAAGGCAAAGGGTTTACTGAGATTGCCAGACGCATGGGGCTTAAGAACGAGTCTACTGCCAGAAGTTTGGTTGCTTCTGCCAAGACAGGCAAGCTTAACAAGTTGGAGGATACAGCTAACGCCTTACAGAAGCTTGCTGACGAAAAGAGGTTTGTTGATATTTCAGCAGGTGCTGAGAACTATCTCAATACTACAAAGACAAACCTTGATACTGCAGCAAAGGAGAGCCTTAGGCAAAGAGGCTACCATGTCTGGAGTGTAAAGATTCCTCAGCTTGGAACAAACCACCAGACTACGGTTACAGTTTTGGCTCCGCCGGATGCTACGTATGGTGAATTGCTTGAGAACAAGTTTAATGTTAAACCGGTTTACAAAGAGAATCGAATTGTAAACGAAGACGGTAAAGTGGTTGCTTTGGGCTATCTTGCTAAATCAAAGATACATAACATAGACAGTTCTCGCGTTATGATTGATTATGGTACGCCTGATGGCAAAGGTGGGGCTGAGATGGATGGCCTCATTGAACTTCGTCGTGGGGTTGACGATATTTCAATTGGATCCAATCACTACGCGCAGGTACGAATACCTGTTAATGGTACCCATTATGCCAAAGGCATGGCCATCTATAGCGATAAGCTTCCCGCTGGTGTTGATATTTTAGTTCACACCTATAAGAAAGCAGGAACTCCCATGATTGATGGGGATAAAGGCGTTCTTAAACCAATGAAGACCTTAGACAATGGCGAGGTTGATTGGCGAAATCCTTTTGGTGCGACTGTAACACAGCGAGAGTACACCGGCGAAGACGGGAAGAAGCACTATTCTGCAGCCAACATTGTTAATGAAGAAGGAACATGGCAAGGGTGGAGCAGAAATCTTTCTTCGCAGTTTGGCTCTAAGCAGCCAGCTAACATGATTAAACGACAGCTGAACCTTGATTATATTTCAAGGAAGGAAGAATTTGAAGCTATTAATGCTTTGGAGAACAACACTCTGAAGAAAAAGCTTCTTATCGAGTTTGGTGATAAGTGTGATACAGCGGCTGTTGAGTTGAAAGCAGCTCCATTCCCTGGGCAGCAGTCGCATGCAATCTTGCCCAACCCCAAAATTCCAGAAACAGAGATCTATGCCCCTAACTACAAAGATGGGCAGAAAGTTGTCTTGGTAAGGCATCCTTACGCAGGGCCTTTTGAATCTGCAATGGTTACAGTTAGAAATACTGGATCTCCTGGAAAAGCTATGATTGGGCCAAACGCTCCCGATGCTGTTGTAATTAACGCAAAAGTTGCAGCCAAGATGTCTGGAGCAGATTTTGATGGCGATACTGTTGCGGTAATTCCTATCTCTGATAAAGTTAAGGTCGATGTAAAACCTTCTTTACCGGATCTTAAAGGGTTTGACCCGTCTGACGCTTATCCCGGATATGATGGGATGAAAGTAATAACTTCTCAGAATAAGCAGACTCAGATGGGAATTGTGTCGAATCTTATTACCGATATGACTTTTCAAGGTGCTGACTCTAAACAGATTGCTAGAGCTGTTAAGCATTCGATGGTAGTTATTGACTCTGAAAAGCATAAGCTGGACTATAAGAGAAGTGAACGAGAGAATGACATTCAAGATCTTAAAGAGCAGTTCCAGCAGGGTGGTGGCGCTTCGACGCTCATTTCAAGGGCGAAATCAACAACGCGAGTACCTCAGAGAAAAGAGTGGTCTCCATCGGCTGCGTCAATTGACCCTATAACCGGTAAAAAGATTTACGCAAAAACTGGTGAGACTTATGAAGAAGTTAAACTAAAGGGCGAAAGAGTATTTGACCCTAGCACTAATAGGATGAAAACTGTTTATCCTGCTGGTGACCAGCACGGCTGGGTCGGAACTTACTCAGACAAGGATGGCAATCTCTTCTACTATTCGTCTGATAAGAATACTGGGAAGAAAGTTCGAGTGACCATTACGGAGAATGATTACACGAAGCGGAAGACAGTACCTAAGATGGACGAAGTTACTAAGATGTCTGTAGCAGATGATGCATATGAGTTGACATCTGGTGGTAAAGAAAAGGGTGGGTTCAAGATTGAAAACATCTATGCTGACTATGCAAACAATTGTAAAGCATTAGGGAATCTTGCACGCAAGACATGGCTCGAAACCAAGGAAGACAAGAAAGACCCCGCTGCAGCAAGGCAATATGCAGAAGAAGTTGATTCTCTTAAAGCCAAACTCAGGGTTGCCGAAAGTTATGCTCCCATGGAAAGGCAAGCCCAGATGATGGGAAATAGACGAATGGAAGTTGTAATGGAGGCAAATCCAAATCTTGATAAAGAGCACATTAAAAAGTATAAAGGGCAGGCTATTCAAGATGCTAGAGACATCCTTGGAATTAAGAGAAAGAACTCTTTGATTGACATAACTGACCGTGAATGGGAAGCAATCCAGAATAAAGCAGTTTCTCCTACGACGCTTAGAAGAATCTTAAATAACACAGATCCTGATAAGTTAAGAAAAAGAGCAACTCCTAGAACTGGAAGAACTTTGACCCCCACTATGATTTCGTTAGCTAAAAGCATGGAAAGATCTGGCTATACTAACGAACAAATAGCAGAAAGATTAGGGTTCTCTACATCAACTATCTATAGAGCCGTGCATGGTAGTAATTAATGGAAAGGAGTAGACAAATGGCCGATTACATGGTAACAACGTTCGATAATGTCTATAATCCTTTCACCCACTTCAAGGAATGGTATCAGCGAGACCTTGATTTGGGCTATAACACATGTCAGTGGCTCGCAAACTTCGTCAAAACGTCCATAGAGCTGCCTGAAGAGCTAATGAATCAGGACATAGATCATGGAATTGATGACTTTTTAGCATTCAATCCGTTTGGAATGCACTATAAAGTCTATAAAGACGAAGCAAACACTTTAATTCCGCTCATGTACGAGGAGTATCAGAAGTCAAAACCTAATGATGACGATACCCCATCCTAATTTTATGGCATTGCTAGCTACTCAGCTATAGTCATAAGCAATTCCTCTTGTCTTTTGACCTTCTTGCGAACCTTATTTGGCCTTATGCTTGCTTTATCAAGCTGTATAGTGCCTTAAATAGGGTCTCCGGGGAGGTCAAAAAGGCAGGGGGGAGGGGGTAAAACCGGCTATACCCCCCCTTTTCAT